AATTGTTTTTCTAATTCATATCGATCGTCTTCTAGTTCATAGATTTTGCGAAGTACATAGTCGCGTTCGCTTGATAGAAAGAAATCGGAATATCCCGGCACTGCTGCAATACTTTTAATGAAAGACATTTTATTCTCCTTCTCCTTCTGCATCCCACAGTAGTTTAACAAGGTCAACGACCCACTTTGGCCCCATACCGTCATGGTCAAGGCACGAATCAAGCGCAACCAGCATTTCCTCCAGTTGGCGGGTAGTCAGGGTGAGCGTATGCATTTCACTATCCTCTCTAGTAGATAAGTCTACGATAGCAGGGGGGTCTGACAACGTAACCCGTAAACCGTAAGAGTTGACAAGATTTTCTACGCGGGGAAGATCTTAGCCGCTTGGCCCCGAAGGGCCAAGGGTTTCCTAGAAGTCAACCCATTCGCGGGTTTCTTCATACTGATCCATGTATTCATACGGATCGGAATAGTTGAATTCCAGCCACTCCTGACGGTCTGCATAGCAGGGGCTGCAAAGGCCATCGAATTCTGCCATCGCTGCCTCGCAGTTGCACAGGCCCATATCGCCTGCGGGGATGAACATGTCATCTACGATGACGCCGAACTCTGAGGCGAGGTCGAACAGGTCGGGGGCGGTGTGGTGATTCATGGTTCCTCCTGATTGGTTGGTAGTCCAAGACTAGCAGTAGGCACTGACAGTGTAAATACTTTGACGCAACATTTCTGGTGTGACGTAGACCATACCGTAAACACTTGACAAAGATCTTGACGCGGTTAAGATCTTAGCCGCTTGGCCCCGAAGGGTCAAGCGTTTGCTAGAAATCCTCAAAGTCGATTACGTCACACATGGCAGCGTGCAGGACAAGGGCTGCGCTGGCTGAGGAAAAGGTGGAGCGCAGTTCCTCTACGCGCTGCATGGGCGGGATGTTGCCGTCAATGACGGACTCCCACTCGTTGCCGTTACGGGTAGCGGTCACAAGGTGACCGGCGACGCGGGTGGTGATCGTTGGCATGAGATGCCCCTTCTGTAGTAGGTAAGAACACCATAACACACACGTCTGACAGTCGTCAACCTTGAACGTAACGTAAACGTAAGACGTAAAGACTTGACAATTTTTTCACGCGCCCAAGAGCATTATGACCGCCAGAAACCTCAAGGTTTCCTCAAGGCCAAGGGTTGAATGATAGGAAACCTATTAGCATGATAAATGCTAATGCGGCTAATACATTGTTTCCTCTATTTGTTAATTTCATACCATTACCTCTCTAGTGGGATATACCTCATCGGTGAAACTATTTACTTCAAGGCCGGTATGAATTGTCAATTCATAGTTATCAATAGTGACATAAGCATGAGGGAATAGATCCCCTACTAGTTTAGTGAATTCATCATAGGTCATGATTATACCTCCGCTTTGTTTGCAGCAATTGCTTTGTTTAGGATTCTTACTAATTCTTCGGCATCGTCCATTGTTAGGACCATACCGGCAGACTTTGTGTATTCGCCTAGATTCTTATCTTTAGGCCATTTGGCAAAAATATGAATAGCGATATCGGTAGATAGTGGGACGTGGTTTAGATAAACCTCGCCATTTGAATTACGGACTAAGCCGGGTGCGAATTGCATTTGCATTTTATTTTCCTTCCCAAAGACGGTTAACGACATATCCCCCACGAATCTCGCAAGGGATGCAGGCTACAAAGTTCCAGCCCTCATACGGATCGCCGCAGACGTGGCAGGTGCGCTGGCGCTTGCCCTGTTCGGGGCGGTGGGTGAGAGTGATGATCATGACTAGCCTTTCGTTGTCGTTTGCTTGTGTAGTTAGTATACCGGAGGGGGTCTGACAGTCAGTAGAAATAGGGGTAGATCCGCACCCGTTCGGGGTATTCATAGAATGTCTGGTGACCATCTAGGAAACCTACAAGGATACCTGTACCTAGACGGGGCTGGATCGAAACGATCTCTCCACCGTGATAGCAGACAGTGCCTACGCGGAGGCTACGCGCAGCGACGCGCTGAGTCTTGTACTTGATAGAGGACATGTCACTCCCCCATGCTATCGGCAGCATAGACACACTCGCCACACATAGCAGCGTCGATGGAGGCTAGGTACTCGCCATCCCAATCGGCGGCAGAGAATGAGCGATCACAACAATCGCATGAGATTTGGCTTAAAACGGACATTTCAGACTCTCTTTCTTTTCTTTCCTTGTTTGCTTATGTAGTTAGTCTAGCGTATGGGTCTGACATTACAAGGGGAAAAGCGCACCATTTTCCTCAAGGTTTGCTCAAGCCTGATGCTTGCCCTTGATAGGGTCGCATAGGTCACATCCCCATGCATAGGCGGCACAGTTGCAGGTGTCGGGACCAAGCAAGCGATCCATGAGGCGGGAAAGGAAAGACATGATAACTCCTATTGTTTGATTAACTACAATAAGAATATCGGCAGACATAGCACACAACTTAACGCATGTCACCCGTATGGGCGCACTAATTTTTATTTTCTTACGCGGTTAAGAAGTGTATCGTACAAATAAAAAATTTATTAACATTTTTTGAAAATGAAATGTAACATTTGTGTAACAAAGGGGATTATGATAGTGGGTTGTCTATTTCTATTGTCCAAGGTAGGGCGGGAAAGGGTATTGCTGTTGATTTATATGTTCCGTTATCTATTTCGTCTATGATGAGGAATAGGTCGTCTTCGCCTCTTGGTTCTATGTATGCTCTCATAATGTTGTTATGTAACTGTAATCTTTTCTTTGTTGTGTGTAGGTTACTTCCATATGGCAGTTGAAGCATAGGATTCTACATTTTTCTATTTCTTTCAAGATGGTGGGCAGGGAGTATCGGTTTCCTTTGATCATATCTGATATGTGTACGAGTTTTCCATTTTTTGTTCGATATTTTGTACTTGGGTCTAGGTGATCGAAGGTGAGTGCGGCGGGATGTGTTGCATATCCACATATGCTACATCCATTACTCATTTTTAAGTAATCTGTGTATTGTCTATGTCTCATACCTATCATTACTTTTGTTGCTCATCGTCTAAGCGTAGGCTTGGGTCTGGTCCTAGAGTGTATCCTTGTGTGTGTAAATCTGTCAATTCTGTTATGTTCGCACCAAGTTTGTCTGCTATGACACAGAGTACATCATATATTCTTAATGATTGTATGTACATGCCGCCCAAGATTTCTAACATGGCAGCATTCGTATCAGTTGGGATAGTATAATCATATTCGGACATGCTAAAACCTCTTATTTTCCAACAAAAAATCGATGTGTTGTTTAACTTCCGCGCTCATTTTTTCATATAACTTTAAACCGGGAGTGATTGTGTAATCACAATACGGACAACGTAACCTCATTTTATCTTTCTCATAGTCATAAGACGGGCGAAGGAGGTCATGGTCTTTATCTACACATAAAACACCCTTGACAACATTGTCCCTCGCTAGAATATAATGATTAAAGAATATATAATTTTCCATATAGTATAATTCTTTCTATAGATAATTTCTATATATATAAAGAAAGTGTAGCATGAAGATACTTTTATCCGGCGGTTTTTGCCACATGGAACTTGATAATGGTTGGGGCAAAGCGGCTAGGGGAATGTATTATGAACTTAAGAAAACGGGTTTTGATATTCAACTTGTTTCACGATTCGGTGAATATTTTCAAGATTACGATGAAGACATAGATATAGAAATTTCATACAAATACCCAAAACATTTTAAATTTTTTAGTGAAACTAGTTATAAGATTGCGATAACTCCTTGGGATTCTTCTGATGTACCACAAATTATAAAACAGGAGTTTGCTCAAGCAGATGAGATTTGGGGTTCCTCCTTTTGGACTTCTAGCATTTATGAAAAAAATAATGTTCATAAAAATATTTTTACTTATCGTCACGGCTTAAGTGATTATTACACTCCAAAGAAACATGTTCATAATAATGGCAAACCGTTCACATTTTTGCATATCGGTGAACCTTCTGCACGAAAAGGAGGTAAATTGGTTGTTGATTGTTTCATTGAATTGTTTGGTAATGATCCCAATTATGAGTTAATTTTGAAATGTTATCAGAATTCAGAGATTATGGTGTCTGATCCTGATTTTGGTGTGATCTCAGGCCCACCGTATGATTTTTATCAAAACATTAAATATGTTCCTGATGCGGTATCGCTAGAAGAATTGATACTTTTTTTCAATCTTGCTGATGTTTTTGTTTATCCAAGTTATGGTGAAGGCTTTGGTTACACCCCATTAGAAGCAATTTGTTTAGGTGTTCCAACCATATGTGTCCCTGATTGGGCTGATTATGCAAAATACATAACAGTACCTCTTAAATCTAACCTTGAAGATTCTCCTGATTGGTTCCATCCCGGCAAAGTATTCATGCCAGATAAGAACCACTTGAAAGAATTGATGCTTAAAGCAAGAGATGAACATGAAAAATGGGCAGATGTTGCTTTTAAAAACGCTTCCTTGGCCTATGAAGAATTCAAATGGGAAACTACGACAAAGCCTGCTGTAGAAAGATTAAAAAATATTCAAATTTCTAGAAATTTATAATTTGCTATGTTACGATAGAAACCTAAGATTAAAAACGAAAGAGTGAGCAGGATGATTGAAAATCCTTATGAGAATTTTATTGCAATAAGTCGATACGCTAGGTGGATAGAAGAACTGAACCGTCGTGAAACATGGGAAGAAACTGTAGATAGATACTTTACATTTATGTTAGATCATTTAAAGACTTTCAACTATTACCCCGACCCCAAACTTGTAGAAGAATTAAAGCAAAGCGTATCAGATCGTAATGTTATGCCATCTATGCGTGCTGTTATGACTGCTGGTCCCGCATTGGACCGCGACAACGTAGCAGGATACAACTGTTCATTTCTCCCAGTAGACTCATTACGTTCCTTTGATGAAGCCATGTACATCCTCATGTGTGGTACAGGCGTTGGTTTTTCTGTAGAAAATGCACACATCAATAAACTTCCAATCATCAACGAGCATTTTGAGAAGTCCAGCACAGTCATTCATGTAGATGATTCTAAGGCTGGTTGGGCCAAGGCTCTACGCGAACTTCTCGCTATGCTTTGGGTTGGGCAAATCCCATCGTGGGACGTATCTCAAGTACGCCCAGCAGGAGCAAGACTCAAGACCTTTGGGGGACGTGCATCAGGACCAGATCCTCTCATCAACCTTTTTGAATTTTGTATCCATACAATTAAGAATGCTGCCGGTCGTAGACTTCGTGCTGTAGAAGCACATGATATTATGTGTAAGATCGGTGAAGTTGTTGTTGTAGGTGGCGTCCGTCGTAGTGCAATGATTTCCCTTTCAGACCTTACTGATACTGAAATGTCCAAAGCCAAGTTTGGATCTTGGTGGGCAACTGAACCTCAACGTGCCCTTTCTAATAATTCTGTTGCATACTCTGGACGACCAACTATGTCAGATTTCATGGAAGAATGGAAGAACCTTTATGATTCACAGTCTGGTGAAAGAGGAATTTATAATGTAAAGGCTGCTCAGGTACAGGCTGCTAAGTATGGACGCCGTGATGCTGATATTCGATACGGTACCAATCCTTGCAGTGAAATTATTTTGCGTCCATACCAGTTCTGTAATCTTTCAGAAGTTGTTATTAGAGAACAGGACGACGAGAAAACAGTTGCTAGAAAGGTAGAACTTGCTACCATCCTTGGCACTTGGCAGTCAACTCTTACTAATTTTAAGTATCTTCGTAAGATTTGGAAGCAGAACACTGAAGAAGAAAGACTTCTGGGGGTGTCTCTTACAGGACAGTTTGGTAATGAAATTTTTTCAGGAAAGCAAGGTACTGAAAAATTGTCCAAGATTCTTGATAATTTGAGATTACTTTCTGTTTCTGTAAATGAAAAAGAAGCAGAGAATCTTCATATTAATCCTGCTGCTGCGATCACTTGTGTTAAACCTTCGGGTACAGTTTCTCAGTTAACAGGTGTTTCATCTGGTATGCACCCTTGGCATAGCGAGTATTATATTCGTACTGTTCGTGGAGATAAGAAAGATCCTCTTACTAAGTTTCTTTATGATTCAAGTGTTCCTGCAGAAGATGATGTCATGAAGCCAAATGATACTACTGTATTTTCATTTCCTATTAAGGCTCCAAATGGTGCGGTCCTTCGCAATGATTTAACTGCAATTGAACATTTAGAAACTTGGCTAGTATATCAACGTCACTGGTGTGAACATAAGCCATCTATTACAGTTTCCGTTAAGGATCATGAGTGGATGGAAGTTGGTGCTTGGGTCTGGGATCATTTTGACGAGGTTTCTGGAATCTCATTCTTACCACATTCAGATCATACTTATCGTCAGGCTCCATATCAAGAAATAACTAAAGAGCAATATGATAAGGCTGTTAAAGAGATGCCAAAGACTATTCAATGGAATCTTCTTCCGATGTATGAAACGGAAGACGGTACTTCTGGAACACAGTCCCTTGCCTGTGCTGCTGATGGGGCCTGTGAAGTAGTAGATATCTCAGCCTAAATGCTATAATTGAAAATAAAAGGCAGGCATTTTGTCATATTCACTTTTAGTGCAAGGAGATAGACCATTAGATTACTGGAAACTTAATAGTAATCCTACTGGTGGTAATTTTAGTGGAATAAATTTTGCTTATCAAGCGCCTCCCCTAACTGCAAATAGCGCCTGCGCTCTTCAATTTACTTATTCAAATAATGCTTCAGTTTCTATTACAAACACTTATGATATTTTTCATAAAAATTACAATAATAAAGCGTTTGATATAGAGTTTTGGTTTTCTTTCAATAACATGCTTGATGGTTCTGGTTATTTAAAAAATGCTTCAAGTGCGACTCAATATTTTTCAAACAATTCTTTAAAAATAATAAAAATTATAGACGGATCAACTGAAGTCGGTTCAATTAACTATGATTATGATGATAATACTTTTAGGTTTTCTATATATGGAACTTCAAATCAAGATGCTTATATACCAGTTAGAAATTTAAATGTTCCATTTTACATAGTTGCTTCGTATCTTAATGGAAAGTTATCTATTTTTGTTAATGGTGAAACTGGTACTTCAGGTGAAGTTGTAACTTATTCATTTTTATCTAAACCTTCTGGAAGAATTGTTATAGATACAACAAGTCTTACTTCTAATTCTGGTCCCGGTTTTTTAGTAAGTGACCTTGCTTTTTATGATTATCCATTAAGCATGGAACAGAAAAGAAAAAGGGTTGTGTGGGGATATACAAATGAAAAACCAACTTTTCTTACAAGGAACCTTGGATTGTCCTATTTTGATATTTCTGAAAAGAATTATCATACTTTGCATTATGAAATAGTTGAAGGGGGTACTTTTAATAATTATTCTTATTTAAATAATCTTATAATTAATGAAGATTTTGGATTGATGCCAAAAAGAATAAAGGATCTTGAATTAAATGATAAATCCTCAGTGTATGCAAGTGTTTCTTTTTCTTCATCCGGCGCTCGCCTTAATGATTATGGATCAATAGTAGTAAATAATTTTGGTGAGTTAGTTGGAACCAGTTCACCTTTTACCCTTACCTGTCAAGCAATAAGTAACACTTCTAATGCCACATATTTGTTTTCATTTTTAGATAGTAATACTAATAATTTAATTTATTCATACTATGACAGTACAGGGCTTTTTGTAAATTCTTATAATTTTGAAACTTCTGCTTCTACTAATTTAACTTCTTTGCTAGGAGCAACAACATCTACAACAACTTATTACGCTGGTTTTAATTTTAATAGTTCAAGTTTGACAACCTACTGGGGGTCAGGTGGTGCAACTACTGCATCTTCTGTAGTTTCAGTTTCTCCAATAAAACTAAAAGATAGTACACAATTAGAAATAGGAAATTGTTTAATATTAAATTCTGCATCATCAAGTTCACAAATTAAAAATTTTGGTATATCTGATTATTCTGGAAATTTATCTTGGAATAATGGTGTAGGGTTTGATTATTCTATAAATCAAAAATTTTTAGCAAGGTTAACCTCTAACTTGACAATATCTCAAATAGGTTCTTGGATTAAAAAAATTCCAATTTCTTCTTATTCAAATGAAATTATTTCAAGTAAAATTTCTTGGGATTCTATGGATAATTGTTTAATTCAATCGTCTATAGATAGTGGAAACAATTGGACAACTATAACAAAAGGATCTCAAATACCTGATTTAATTTATGGTGATATCAATAATGATGTTTATTTAAAAATAATTATTCCAACTGAATATACAGTTCAAACAAACACACAATCTTTTAATGGTTTAGAAATAAGTTTATATAACGATTTATCATTTTTTTCAGAAAACAATAAATTTGAATTAATTCCAAAAACAAGTGTTACTGGAGATCATTCTTTTAATATTCAAAGAATGGATCAACCAATATTTTTTAGAAAAGATAATTTTGGTATAAAATTTAATAAAAATTCTTCTGGTTCTGTTCATGGGTATGCACAAATATCACCAACCTCAAGTACTTATAATTTTTATGGAACAGATTTTTGGATGAGATTTAATTCAATTGATTCTGGAAGAATAAATAATATTTTAACATTAGGTTCTACTGGCCCAACTATTTCAATTGGAACTACAGGTAGTTTAACTTTCAATATTGGGAATTTGTACATAAATGGAAATGCGGTAGCAAATAATGGTTTCGTGCCAGTTTCTGGAAGGCATTATCATGTAGTTTACGATTTTGGTGCGGCTTACAATTCAAGTGCAATGTTTTTAGGAGGTTCAGTCACCAATCAACATATGCATGGATCTCTAGGTTACATATCAATTTGGAGTAGTTCTGTAAATTCAAATACTGCTTCATCAAGATATTTAAATTATGTTGGTAATTATGTTATGCAAATTCCTTCAACAAGTACTCTAACTACATCAGATTCATCTGCAAGTACAAAATGGCAGTCGAATTGGAATTTAGATCGCATAACTACTGCTTGCGCGTTCAAACTTGGTTAAAAATTATCAATTTTGGCATTTTAATGGTAATATTGTGTCATGATTCCAAATAAAACTAAAATGACTGTAGTTGAAGAAGTTTCCTATGGTCTTTATTTATGGCAAATGCCTGACGGCTCACTTGTAACTGACGAAGATGGTAATCATATGAATATTGCTGCAATGAAAGGTGATATGCGTAAGATTAATGCTTTAAAGCAATTTGCAAAAGATATGGGTGTTGAAGAGGGTAAGCCTATGTGGATGGGTGGACATCGACAAGTTACTTCTGATGAATATGAAGAACAGAAACAAAGGTTAGAATGGGGTCTGATTCCTGATGAGTTAGACGTTCCCGCCATCAAAGAAGACCTTATTCAGAAAAAGAAAATGGGTATTATATAATGTCGTTATTTCCTGTTGATGATTTTGATGATGACGATACTAATTTAATTAAAATTTCTGCTGGCGGGTCTAGTAAGGATTCATTTATATCTGAAAACTCCTTTGAAGATCCATTTTCTAAAAATTGGGAAGAATTATCAAAAATTGATGGTCTAAGTCCTAATTTTAGAAGAAAAGCAAATCGTTTAGAGAAAGCCTATACTGGTCGTGGGGATGCGAAATCAAAAAAACTTGATCCGCTTGATCTTACAGGCTACTCACTTTTTCAAATTGTTCAACCACCATACAATGTCATGTATTTGGCTCAACTTTATGATATTTCTCCATTCCATCATTCTGCTGTTAACGCAAAATGTGCAAATGTTGTAGGATTAGGTTATCATTTCGAAGAAACTCAAAAAATGTTAGATAAAATTGAAGATGTTCTTGATGATGCTGCTAAATTAGATAAGGTTCGTCGCAGAATTGCTAAAGCAAAACGTGAATTAACTGATTATTTAGAATCGATGAACTCAGATGACAGTTTTTTGCGTATTATGAAGAAAATTTACACTGATTATGAAGTTACGGGTAATGGTTATATGGAAATTGGTCGAACTTCTTCAGGAAAAATTGGTTATATTGGTCATATTCCAACAACTACTATGAGAATTCGTCGTCACAGGGACGGGTTTGTTCAAGTTGTCTATAACCGTTATACTTTTTTTAGAAATTTTGGTGATATCAACACTGAAGATCAAATTGGTACAGATCCTACGCCAAACGAAGTAATTCATTTTAAAAAATATACTCCAACAAACACTTACTATGGAGTTCCAGATATTTTATCTGCTAAAAATGCAATTGCAGGTGATGAATTTGCTTCTAGATTTAATCTTGATTATTTTGAGAATAAAGCAGTACCTAGATACATTATTACAGTAAAAGGTGCTAAACTAAGTGCTGATTCTGAAAGAAAACTTCTTGAATTTTTCCAAACTGGGTTAAAAGGAAGAAATCATCGTACCTTGTACATTCCGTTGCCATCAGATGGTGAAAATTCTCGCGTAGAGTTTAAAATGGAGCCAGTTGAAGCAGGAATTCAAGACTCTTCATTCAAAAATTACACATCTGAGAATCGTGATAGGATTTTGACCGCACACAGTGTTCCTGTAACTAAAATTGGTGGTGTAGATGTTGGTGGTTTAGCCGCAGCAGCGGCAGCAGACAAAACTTTCAAAGAACAAGTTACTCGCCCAGCACAGGATGAACTTGAACAAAAAATAAACATGATTATTCGTGAATTTACCGATGCTTTTACTCTTCAATTTAATGAACTTACACTTACTGATGAAATAACTCAAAGTAAGATTGATGAAGTGTATCTTCGTATGCAAGTCATTGCTCCTAACGAGGTTCGTGTTAGAAAGAATCTTCCTCCGCGTGCGGGTGGAGATGAGCCTGTTAAGATTGGTGCTGCGGCAGCAGCAGAAGAAAATGCACAGGCAGGGCAAACAAGAGTTAGAGATGGTCAGCGTACTGCTAACGCTTCTGATACTCATGGGGATAGAAATCCTAAAGGTGAAGGTAGGAAAACAACTTAAATTTTGATTTGACAAAATTTAATGTTAACATTTAAACAAATGGAAATTAACAAAGTTTCATGGAACAATAGCGAAAAAAAAGTTAATCTAGCATTTCCTATCGCTAAAGTCAACAAGGAAAAACGCACTGTTTCGGGGTTTGCGACCCTTGATAATATTGATCGTCATGGAGACATTGTTACACCAGAAGCCAGCGAGAAGGCTTTCACTCGTTTTCGCGGTAATTTGAGAGAGATGCACCAACCTATTGCTGTAGGGAAGGTGCTTTCTTTTTCTCCAAAAGAATTTTTAGATCCACAAACTAATAAATCTTATCAAGGTGTTTATGTAAATGCTTATATTTCAAAAGGCGCACAAGATACATGGGAAAAAGTACTTGATGGAACATTGACAGGTTTTTCAATTGGTGGAAACATTGTTGAATCATCATATGAACCCGGCGACTCAAAAGAAGATACAAGAATAATTAAAGATTATGAACTTATGGAACTTAGCCTAGTTGATAATCCTGCCAACCCACTTGCTAATATTTTTTCTATTCAAAAGAATGTTGATGGAATGGTACTTAAAGGGATGGCGGCAGAAACTGAAATTGAAAATGTTTTTTGGTGTAATACTGATTTAGTTGCTACAACTTCAACTGCATCTTTCTCTGATTGTATGTCATGTGGTGATTCCATGACTAATGTTGGTTGGGTTGAAAAATCAGATACAGAAAAAAATGTTTCTATCAAAAAGGCTATAGATACTTATTTTGCTAAAGATGATGCTCCCGGTCCAACACATGAGGCAACTACTCAAGATGGTGACGCAACTGTAACTAGTCAAAACACAATTAATCTTTATCCAGATCAAGATGCTATCAAAAAGGGTGGTTCTGTTGGCAGTTATGTCAAATGGAATTCTAGCGGTGGAACTGCTTATGGTAAAATTATTAGAGTTATTAAAAGTGGTTCTTATAAAGTCCCCGGTACGTCCTTTGAGATTACGGGAACAAAAGAAGATCCTGCAGCAGCAGTAAGGCTGTATAAAAAAACTGCAAAAGGTTTTGTGGCAACTGAAACAATGGTTGGTCACAAATTAAGCACTCTGACCCAAGTATCGGTCAAGATTACAAAGAGTGCCGATGAAAAACTTCTACGCAAAGGAGGGAATAAAGAAATGGCAGACGAAATAAACGAAACTTTCTCAGAAGAAGTTGTCGAAAATGTACCAGAAATTGAAGTTGTTGAAGAGTTTGCTGCTGTGGATTCTGAGGTAGTTGAAGGCGATGTTGAAAAAGCCGCAACCGTTTCCGAACTTCCAGTAGATGAACTAGACTTTGCAAAGATGGTTGACACTCTCAAGGCAGAAATCACAGAAACAATTACAAAGAATTATGCTGATGCTACTAATGCGGCTCAGGACGTTCAGAAATCAGTTGACGATGTTAACTCACACATTCAGAAATCTATCGATGACTTTGGTTCAAAAGTTACCGAACTTTCAAACAATGTTGCAGAAGTTACCAAGATGGTTAGCGATTTACAGAAGCGTGTAGACGCATACGAAAGTACAACAGCAATAAAGAAGTCTGGCGATGTGCAAACTTCACCAGATGAAAATAAAATAACAAAGAGCATTTGGCAAGGGCACTTCCTCGGTGTAAATAACATTTGATCTTAAAATATTAAACTTTTTAAAAAAAAGGTAGGTGAAAAAAAATATGAGCAACGAACTTTTACAAAAAGTAATCGATACAACTAACCTTGGTAATCCATCCTCGTTTTCAGTAACGGCTGATGGTCAGACTGTGAACTCTGGTAATGGTAACCTTTACCCAGATCAGGCTAACCGATTCCTTGACTACATGTGGGATGCAACTATTCTCGCAAAGTCAGCACGCACAATTCGTATGCGCTCAAACACAACAGAAATTGATCGTGTTTCAGTAGGGCAGAGAATTATGACCGTGGCACAGGAAGATCGTCCAGTTGACTGGGTGAATAACACCGGCTCCGGTGCGTTCACACCTGCAGGTGCTACATTCTCAAAGATTTCTCTAACAACTCGTAAACTACGTCTTGATTGGGAACTTTCAGCAGAAGCACTTGAAGATAACGTCGAAGGACCAGATCTAGAAGATCACATCGCTCGTCTTATGGCTACACAGGCTGGTAATGACGTTGAAGATGTTCTAATTAATGGTGTTGGTACCGCAACTACAACTGGTTTGATGAGTGCATTTAAGGGTTTCCGTAGTCTTGCTGTTAACAACGCACACGTTGTTGATGCAAATGGCGTCGGACTTGACAAATCAGTATTCAATGCTGCTATCAAGGCACTTCCCCGTAAATATAAGCAACGCAGAAATCAGTTGAGATTCTTTGCAGGTTCAAACTTGGTACAAGATTATCTATATAACCTTACTGCTTCTGGTGGTTCTGTTAATCCATATGATATTGCTTCTGGCATTATCCGTGGTGAAACAGCAGCCAACGATGGCGGTCCCGGTACAACTACACCATTTGCATTTGGCATCCCAGTCATCAACGTCCCGTTGATGGATGAGACAAGAGATTCAACTGGACTTCAGAGTGGTGAAACAAGTTATTCTTCTGCAAGTGCTAATTACGGTGATCTTCACCTTACTTTCCCACAAAACTTTATTGTCGGTATTAAGCGTGATGTTGTCGTTTATCGCGTGTTCCAGCCCAAGAAAGATACAATTGAATACACACTATTCATTCGTGTTGGCTGTGCAATCGAAAACTATGACGCACACGTTATCGTTAAGGGTCTTAGGACTGGTGCAGCAACTGCAAGCAACTTTAATCAGACTTACACAGTTGATAACAAAGTTAGCCTTACAGGTGGTTCAGGTAGTTTTACTTGGTAATAATAACCGCTATAGATTCAAGGGAGGCAAACGCCTCCCTTGTTTCTTTTCTGATATAATTTTTATATAAAGAAAGGAAAAAAAATGTCTTTTAATGATTTGAAATTGGCAGACCTTAAATTGGTAGCCGAAAATTTTAGTGTAGATTTACCAGAAAAAATTTCTAAAAACGATCTTGTTCTTCTTTTAGAGGAAGAGGGTGTGAGTTATGAAATGTATGAAAGTTTTAATAATGTAGCAAAAGATGAGGCTACTTTAAATGAAGAAAAGCAACAAAGGGCTGAGGCATTAAAAAATGAACCGGCGCTCTTGGTCAAAATGGATAGATCTAATTTTTCATATCAGGTTGGTCCGTATACTTTTACTTTAGATCACCCTTTTATTGCAATGCCTGAGTCTCATGCTCAAAAAGTTTTTGATACGGAACAGGGATTTAGACCAGCCACTCCTAGAGAGGTTCAGGATTTTTATTCCTAAATGGAGGTAATTTAATTGCAAGAGATTCATAATGGATCTACTCAAACACTGCAAATTACTATTCTTAAAAATGGTGTTGAAAGTGCAGCAGATGGAGCGGTTTCTGTTTCAATTTACGATGTTTCTAGTGTTAATGCTAGTTCGTCTGCCCTTGTTACAGGAACCGCCTCTGCAACAGGCTCTCAAGGGGTATATGAATATTCAATAACCCCAACATTAACATCTTTAAATAGGGTTATAAGAACAGATTATTCTTATACATTGGGTGGAATAGCAACTAAACAGTCAACATATAATGAAATTGTAACTCCTTATGCTACAACATCTGATTTGATTGATTATTACAATTTAGGAACAAGCCCTAATGATTTAAATTATAAATCAGCAGAAGTTCTTCAGCAATTGGAAAAAATTGCTAGAACGCTTATTCATGGTTACTCTGGTCAAACATTTGGCAGGCGTTACTGGTTTCAAGAACAATTTGGTTCAGGTTCCGATGCCCTCTGGTTAACAGAAAGAATGATTTCAATTGATCAAATGTATGAAAATGGAGTTTTAATTTATGATACAACTGTAAGTCCATCCGTAAATTATTTTGGATTTCCTATTGAATTAACTCCAACTGGTAAATCAATTAGAGTTGTAAATGCTGGTTGGGATGTTAGGTACGATAATCAAGTAGACCCAACTGTTATAAATTATGGAAGATTTAGAGAATCTACTAGATATAAAGTTTTTGGAACTGTTGGGTGGGATTATATTCCTATAGATATTAAATTATGTGCAATCCTTCTGGTGGGTGATCTGATGGCAAATGATGCTGCTTGGAGAATCAAATATTTAAGTGAAGTAAGTATGAGTGACACTTCATTTAAAATGGCTGGGGGAGCCTTTAACGGAACAGGCAACCTGATTGTAGATAACATCCTTGATCAATATCGTAATGTTGGAATGACAATTATCTAATGATTAATTCCTATATTGGTAGCATTATGAATATGACTGTTGATGTTTATAGTCAACAAAATTCTCAAACCAATAGTGGTGCTATTAGTAGAAGTTGGGTTTATGATAAAACAATTGATTGTAAAGTGGAACCTTTAAAAAGTACTACTAGTAGTCATGGGGAAGCAAAAGAGTTTAAAACAAATAATCAAAATATGTATTTTGAAAATGTAGAATTAAAAATTAAATGTGCTGTACCATTAAGTAAAAGAAATAGAATTACATCAGTGAAATCTTCAGATGGTCAAGTTGTATATAATGAAATAGATAAATATAATAGTCCAGCCACCGTCTTTGAAGTAATTTCGTTACACGCGGTACTTGATCCGTTAGGAAAAATAAATTTTTATGAAGGACTTTTAAGAAGAGTTCAGGTGCAAGATAATGATACAAGTTTTAATTAATCCATCAGATATTAATAATGTTGTAAAAAAAATAGAACAAAAAGTACAACAAGCAGAAGCAACTGTTTCTCCTATGGCTTTAACAGAAATTGGTAAAGCAGTTTTTACAATTACAACTAAGGCTTTTATTAGAGATTTATCTTTAGCAGCAAAAACTGATCCTAAAAAGTATCATCATTTATATGAATGGAATGAAATTGGTAGACCTTCAAGTAAACTTTTTCTTATAAAAAGAACAAATGTTCAATATGGAAAATTAAAAATTACCTTTATACCTATAAAATCAAGCAAACCAGTTCCAATAAAATCTAAATTACTTGAACCGGGAACTACTGGAAAATCTGTAAACTCTCATTATATTTTTAAAAATAAAATGGAAATTATGGAAAGTGATACGCCAATTCATATAGTTACTAAGAATACTATTATTTTTTTGAATAAAGAAAATGGATTAGTTTTTGTACCTAAGAATAAAATAATAAATATTCTTCATCCCGGCGGTCAGGCAACAACTAATTCTTTAAGAAATTTCTCAGAAATTTGGTACAACACTAGGTCAGAAACTGTTATTAATAATTCAAGAATTATTAAAGAAATAGAGAATTGTGTTGCTACTGTTTTAAATCGTCCTAATTCTAGTAAAATAGAAGTAATTAATTCTATTAAACAAACATCAGAAAAATATTCTTTAGGGATTGATACATTCTAATGGCAGATTATTATTCATTAGCAATAAATGAAATTAGACTTTATTTATGGGATCAGTTAAAAAATGCGGGTATTCTAAAAGAATCTAACTATTATGCAGATGGCTTTGACACAGCAATAATCCCAATTATTCCAGAACAACAAGTTCCTGAATTCAATAATCTACTTAGTGGTCAAACTTATATTGTTTATCAGTGTGAAACATTACCAACAGATACTCAATGGTGGATTTCTCATGAATTAATTAATTTTATGGTTTATTCTCCACGATATGATGAAGCAGCAGCAATTGTTAATTTTATGACAGACCTTTTTAGAAGATATGATGATTCAGCAAAAGATATTAAAACATTTAATATTGCTTCAACTAATTATTTATATTATTATTCAGCAATTCAAAGTATAAAATCTCCCCTTCCCTCAGAATACGAAGGCGGCCTTAAAACAGGTTATATCGATGTGCTATTTTGCTACAGCAGAATAACAGATCCAAACGGTCGTTTCTAGAATTAATTATGCTATCATAGTATTGAGGAAGTGAAATTGCCAGTTCTTTGGCAAAAGGTAGGTGAAATAAAAAATGGCTAACGCAAAAAATATTCTAGTTGGCGCAGCCCGTGTACTTGTATCTAATGGTTCAGGTGCCGGTCGCCCCAACCTTGGAACAACAAACTTTCCATATCAGATCGCTGATGGTGTAGGTACAATCTTAGGATCGGCCTCATCCACTAGTGTTTACAACTTCATGACAGGTACAGCATCCCCATTTTGGCGTGATATTGGTTACACTAGCAATGGTGTAGAAATCTCATATGAACCCGGTTACTCAGATGTCATGGTTGATCAGTTGATGGATGCTGCTCGTTTGTTCAAGCAGTCAGTTAAAGTAACTCTTCGTACCGAATTTGATGAAGGAACCCTTGAAAACATCCATGTCATCTTTGGTCAGGCAGAGCAGTTCTTGAACTCTTCTGGAGCAGCAACGGATACTTTTCAAGGCGCTTCGGTAACAAACAGCACTTCAGCACAGCACCTTAACCTTTCAGCAGGTGCAATTGGTGATGCCCCCGTAGAAAGAACTGTTGTTCTTGTTGGTAATGCTCCAGCACTTCTCGGTGAAACTTACAATACTCCTGTTCTAACTGGTACAGGATCTGCTGGTGGTGGTACAAGGTATGATTCTTCAGGTATTATCAAGAAGGAGCGTGTCTATGTTGCTCGTCGTGCAGTTCAGACTGAAACAGTAACACATTCACTAAAGCGTGATGGTGCAACTGTTTACCCAGTTTCCTTCCGTTGTCTTCCAGAAGACGGCGGCGGTTATGGTACAGCAGGTTCCTCCACTACTGGCTCCGAATACGGTATCATTCTTGACCGTGTTTACAGTTAATCTATAATTTAATAAAGTTATGCATAAATACCTCGCTTCGGCGGGGTATTTATGTTTTATGTATAATTGTTGATATAATCAAATAGAAAAACTGGAGGATTGCATGGCTAATACAGTCTATGAAGTTGTAGATATTCAACTTTCTAATGGTGAAGATATTTCCATTAGACCGCTCACAATTAAAAATTTAAAAAAGTTTACTGAAGTTGTTAAAAAATTAGATGACCCAAAGGTCACAACTGAAGAACAGGCGATGGAAATCTTTATTGAAGCAGCGATGGTCTGCATGAGACAGTTCAAACCTGAACTTTCAGAAGATAAAGAATTATTTGAAGACATTATTGAAGTTCCTACGCTCATGAAGATTCTTGAAGTTGCTGGAGGGTTAAACATTAATGACCCAAACCCTCCACAGGCAGCGGATCTTCTTGGGATGAACTAGATCTTGTTGCATTAGAAAGCGAGGTTTTCTTATTGGGAAAATGGATAAACTACGACGAACTGGAATCAACCATGTGCGTCGAAGAGTTGATTGTAACCGTTAACGCAATAAGAGAAAAGGAAAGTCGGGATCGAAAATTCTCTGCTGCTCTGCAAGGGATTGATCTTGATGAGGAAGAAGAATTAAATGATATTACAGATTTGAAGGGACTTTCTGCAGCACAAGAGGGATTCGGTATTGGAATGGGACTTGGCTACATGGAGATTGATGAAACCTCATGACCCAAAATATTAACCTTAACATAGTTGGTACCGCTAACTTTCTTCCAGCCATTTCGGAAATAAAGAAACTTAAAACTGCTATGTCCGATTTGCAGAATACGCAAATTGGTAAAGGTTTAAATAATCAATTAAATGCTCAACTTAAAAGTTATGAGCAAGATTTTCTTAAAGTAATTCAAACAACAAAAGGTTTTAATGTTGAGCAAGTTAAACTTGCTGATGCTACTGATCATTTAACAACTAAATTGTCTAGAGGTCAATTTAGTTTAGGTGAATATTATTCAATGTTTAAGCGTAGCAGAACGGGTGTTGTTGAGGAACTTAATCAAATTGCTCAGGCTCAAGCAAAAGTTGCTAAATCATTTGTTATTCCATCTCAAAAAGGTGGGTATGCTCAAGTAATCACTGATATGTCTGGTGTTGCAGACAAGATGAAGACTGCTGAGATTTATCAAAAAGCATTAAATACGGCTATGATGGATGGCACTACTAAACTTATTAATTTTGGTAAGAATACTCAGTGGGCCGGTCGTCAGTTAACAGTTGGTCTTACAGTTCCGCTTATGGCAGCAGGTGGAGCAATGGCAGCCATGTTCTATCAAGTAGATCAAAATTTGCGTAAAATGCAATCCGTTTATGGTGTTGGTGGTAAGGCCGGTGGAGCATTTTCATCAATTCTTCCTTCACAACAAGAAATTGCTAGTATTCGTAGTCAAGTTGTTCAACTTAGTCAGGAAATGGCTAGAACGTATGGACAAACTGCACAGGAAACTGCTGGTGTAGCCGCAGACCTTGCTGCGGCGGGATACACAGGAAATCAACTACTTGGCCTTACAAAAACAGTAACTAAGGCTATGGTTCTTGGTGAATCTGATAGACAAACAGCAATGAAGGCAACAATTGCTCTTCAAAGTGCTTATAAATTAAGTACAGATGAGACTGCAACTGCACTTAATTTCTTTAGCGCAGCGCAGGCTGCTACTAGCACAACTATGAGGGATCTGATTGATGCTATTCCTCGCGTTGGTCCAGTTGTAAGAAACCTTGGTGGTTCATATAAAGATACTGTAGCAATGCTTGTAGCCATGAAAGAGGGTGGTGTAGCAGCAGGTGAAGGTGCTAACGCACTTAAGAACTCTCTTGGTAGATTAATTTCTCCTACTAAAACAGCGGTAGATTCACTTAAAGTTTTTGGCGTAGATATTCTTGGAATTGTTAATAAAAATTCTGGCAATGTTGTGGGTATGATTGAATCATTGCAGCAAGCACTTTCTACATTGACGCCATTGGCTAGGCAGCAAGCGATTACTGATATTTTTGGTAAATTCCAAATGTCTCGTATGACAGCGTTATTGGATAACTTTAATCAATCTGGCACACAGTCTGCAAAAGTTATGCAGATGATGGGTCTTAGTGCTAAGCAACTTTCTGACATTGCAGCAAATCAGACAAAAACTCTTCAAGAATCAACTTCTGGTCAATTTAAAATTGCAATTGAAACATTAAAAGCAGATTTAATGCCAATTGGAGAAACATTCCTTCAAGTTGCTACAGTTCTTGTTAAAGCAGTTGATTTTATTGTTAAAGGATTTGACAAATTAGGACCAATAAAATATGTTTTAGGTGGAATTTTAGGTGGAGCAGCAGTGCTTGGCCCCGTCATCATGTTCTCTGGTCTTATGGCTAACTTAGTTGGTCAAGTATTTAAACTTGTACAATTATTTAGAATGTTTAGAGGCGGCTTTGCAGAAAGCGGCGGTTGGACATCTCCAATTAAATCATTAACTAATGCATTTGCTGGTTTAAGTAATTATTTCCAAGAAGTAGATAAGGCTATGGTTGCATCTGAAGCATTATCTAAAGATCTTAATGCAACAATGATGAAACAAGAAGAATCATTAAATATTCTTACTGCTGCTTTAACTAGATACACAAATGCTGTTGCGCGTGCTGCTGAGATAAATGGTGTTAGTGGTGGAGGAATTGTTCCTCCACCTAATGGGCCGTCTGGTGGTCCTGTGAGGCCGGGAGGGATGCCATTTGCGCCCACTGGTGGACCAACTTCACCAATAGGAATTATTGGTAATGCTACTAGGCCAACTCCACCAGTACTAAACAATATGAGTGTAAATAAATCAGGGGCAGGGGAAGATGTAGGAAGAACTGGATTTGTTTATGAGACTCCTTCTGGAAATAAGGTTAAAGGTAATGAATTTATCCATCTTGTTACAGATAAAGCAACTCAAAATGTTTTAGGGAATCTTGCAGTTGTTCCCGGTTATTTTGATGTTCCGAATTCACCGGGTGTGGCATTAAATAGAAACTTAAAAGAAAACCCCATGCCAATTGTTCCACCATCTATGATGCAGGATGAAGAAATTGTTAAAAGAGTTTTGCGGGATCTTAAATTGTCCACGGCTGCTTGGTCTGTAGAAGCACATGCTCCAGCGATGAGCCTTGAAAATATTACAAGTTCTGAATCAAGTAAAATTGCTATGCTCCGCGCTATGCAACAGATGGGTCCATCTGTTCTACCACAATTAACGGCGTTGCATCAAAATGGGGCCACTGGTGAAGATGTCCATAATTTCTTTGCTAATGCTATGGGTCCAGAGCAATGGCAGGCTATGCGTAAGCAAGCAGTTCAAGATGTTTTGGCTGCGTATGAGGCAGCCCAAAAATCTGTTCATGAACAACTTCTTTCAAGTGGCAGAGGGGCGCAAATTGGAACTACAGCAGGTCTACAATCTGTTACCTCACAGTTCGGTTCAGAGTTATTAAAAGAATATAAAGTAATTATTGATAATATGGATCAACAAATAGTTACTGCATTAAGTGTTGAATCTGAAAAAACAGGACAAGGACTTTCTACTGCAATTAGAGAGGGTATGCGTAGAAATGCTGCTCCAGCATTAATTAACCTTGGTGCTACTGCTGCTACTCATGGAGATATGGTTGTCAAGGAATTTGAGAATTTGATTCATATTGCTCAACAGGCAATGGCAAAGATTGCAAGTCAAGTTGGATCTACTGCAGTTGAAATTTCTGCAATGTCTGGAGTTGGAACTGTTCCTGTTATTAATCAGGCTGCAGCAAGAGTTTCTAGAATTGAACAGATTGCAAAGGGGGGCTTAGGTGCAGTTAAATTAGCAACTGGTGGTAAAGTTCAAGGACCGGGTGGACCTAGAGATGATGTTATTCCCGCCATGCTTTCAGATGGTGAATATGTTGTCAATGCTAATGCTGTAGGACATTATGGGACTGGTTTCTTAGATGCCGTTAATAGTAAAAAATTAGCAGGTGGTGGTCCAGCAGGGTCGTCCCGCCTTGCAGGTATTATGGATAGCCTGTTTGGGCGAGAAAAAATGCAATCTTCTTCTCAAATACAAAACTATTTAACTTCTCCAAATAGTGCATATGCTGGGCACAACATTCAAGACTTCTTTGCCTCACGCAATAATGCAAAAAATGTGGATTTGAAGCATATTGAAGATTTGATTTCTAATCATCAGGCTCTGGGCACGCTTGAAGAACAACAATTGATGAAAGCATTGGAAGAACATGCTTCAGGTGATTGGGGGAATAAGGGTCCATTGGCAGCCCTTGATCCTAGAATTGTTGATGCTGGTCGTGCATCATTAAATACTAGATTAAGCCAAATGCCCGGTGATACTGTAAGGCTTTATCGAGCAATTAGAACTACTCCAGAAACTGGTAAAACTGCTCCCGGTCATTATGGTTATATTCCTGCAGGTCAAGCAATTGAAGCACATCAGCCATACACTTCATATTCTTCCAATATTGAAAAGGCAATGACTTTTGTAGGAAATGATCAAATTGCTAATGCAAGAATTATTGAAGTTGACGTTCCTAAAAGTGCTATTGTCGGAATTCAAAATGCTAACTATACTGGTAAACCGGGAGAGGGAGAATTTGTTGTTAGAACTTCTGATATTCCCGGCGGTTCAAGGTATGTAACTTTCACTGGTCTTTCTACTAAGAGAAAAAATTCTGATGATCCTCTGCTCAAATTCCTTGGTAAACCGGGTCCAGAATCTAAGGGTATGTTGCTTACAGATATTGCTAGAAGGTACACTCAGATGCCTTCACCAGAAGCATCTTCTAAAGTACCGGGTTTTTGGGATGAAAGTCAAAGGCAGTATGCTGAAACTCGCGCAGGTAATTTTAATTTCGGTCCTAGATACAGCCCAGAACATCAATTAGAATTTTTTGGTATTACCCCAGAAGAAGTTCAAATTGCTCGCCAGCACTTGGAAGAAAAATATGGGATGCAAGTTAAAGAACTTGCAAAACAGAAGAATAAAAAAATTATTGGTAAGAATTATGAAGATCAAACTCTTTTAAGATTGGCTTCTGATAAAGAGTTTATTCCTGCTGAATCCCCCGGTACTATGTCCACTATTTGGTCACCTAATTATATTAATCGTGCTAAGGGTGGTGGTGTTGGTCAATTCCATCATAATAGATTTTACAAATATCATGATCGCAAATTTAAATATGAAAAAGGTGGGGAGGTTTTTGCCCACGCAGTAAACCCTATTCATTCGGGAAATTTAAAAGCATATTTACCAATAGGCTTTAAAACAACAGAAGAAATTAATCAAGCATTAAACAATAGTAATATTGAAAACGGCGCAAATGTTCAAGAACTTATAGATCAAATATCTAAAGACAATTCAACTGATGAAATGATTTCTCAGTTAAAAAATGCTGGATATACCGATACCGCCGCAAAAAAATATGCCAAAAAAATAAAAAATCATACTTTAGAGCAATTGAAAAAATTTGAAGGTAAAAAAATAAATGATAGTACTTTATATAATTTAGTAGAACAATCAAAAGAAGTAGAATCAATAAAAGAAAAATTAATTAATGACGAAAATTGGATAAAATCAACTGCTGAAACAAGAATTAGTCCAAGTCTCAGAAAACTAGGTGAGGCTGGAGCAACGGTAACACTTCCAGAAGAAACAGTTAAATTAAACGATAGATTATTAACCAGTAAAATAATTAATTCTGGCAACATGAGTTATGGCTATGATCATAAAAAAGAACAAGTTTATCGTGAATTTAATTTCAATAGCAATGGTGAAACATATAAAGCAAGGCAAGCACTTAAAGAAATTCCAAAAGCATTTACAATACCAAATAATCCAAATAGAACAAGCATAAGCGAATTAACGGCTGAAGAAGTACAGCATTTATTCACTGGAGAAAATATAAAGGGCCGAGGGTTTAGGTATTACAATTCTAATAATCGCTTTGTCGCCAGTAGCAAGGGGATTAGGGGTATCCTTTCTAATTTAGAAGAAAACCTTCTAATTAAAACTCTAATCCGTCCACGCGCTAATGGCGGTTTTGTCAGACTTGCTGATGGTGGTATCCCAGCAATGGTTTCAAATGGTGAGTATTTCTTTGGACCAGATACCGTTAAGCATTATGGTAAAGGTTTTATGGATAATCTTAATGCTGGTAAATTTGCTATGGGTGGTAAGATTGTTGGCCCCGGCGGTCCTAAAGACGATTTAATTCCAATGACATTACCAGAGCATTCTTATATTATTAATGCTGCTGCTACTCAAAAAATTGGTATACCAACTCTTGACGCAATTAATTCTAAGAGATTTAGTAAAGGCGGCATTCTTGGTTTTCCGACAGGAGGCGAAGCAACTGCTGAAGAAGAGCAAAGTCTTATGCAAGTTAGAGCAAGGTTGGCAAGAAAAGCGTTGAAAGCACAACAACGTGCTGAAGAAGAGAATGAAGTAAATAGGCAAGAGCATGAGGCGTTTGAGGCAAGAAAACGGGCGGCTAAAGCACAATTGCAAGCCGCAGAACAAGAATTAAAGAATGTAAGAAATAATCCCAATTCTACAGGAAAAATTATAGAAGAATCACGAAGAGCAGTTCGTGAAGCCAATCAAGTGCTTCAACCTATGAGGCAAGCAGGAAGACCAATTCGTGAAGCCTATAATGCTTCTCAAGCAACACTTCAGCGTGCGACAGAAAGATTCAATGTTCAAAGTGCTGGTATTCCCATGCATATGATTGACCCTGATGCTCCTAGAGAAAGAGGATCACTTGGTCAAAGGATCAGAGAAAGGTACAGGCCCACTCAAGGTCAGCCGCGACGAGGTTTTAGTTCAGGTATGGGTTCTATGATGGGTGGGACCGCTTTGCAGATGGCAGGATCTATGGCTGGTGGTGCTTTAGAAGCAAATGCTGGTGGTGCTACTATGGCAAGTTCAGCCTTATCCGGTGCTGGAACTGGTGCAATGATGGGTTCAATGCTTGGCCCAGAGGGGATGCTTGCGGGTGCTGCCATCGGTGGAATTATCGGTGGAATTATGGGCCACATGGAAGAAGAACAAAGAAACCTTACAAAGGCTATTAGTGAAGCCCACCAAAAGAATATGGGATTAGTTTCAAGTATGAGTACGTCTTCTGACATATTAGCGCAACTTGGAATTAAGGTTAAATCTATTTCTGATATTAAACTTGGAGATAATGCTAAGCAGGCAGAGGCTTATTCTAGTGCAATTAATCAAGTTGCTGATGCGATGGCAAACGGTTCAGAAGCAACAAAATCTATGATTAATTATATTAAGACTGCTACTTCTGAAGATCAAAGGAAAGCATTGGGTCAACAATTCTCAGGCGTACTTGCAGCAGGGGGAAGTGTTGAGCAAGCAACTGTTACTGCAGGAGGGGCTGCAAAGGCAGCCGGATTAAGTGGTTTGATGTCTTCAATTGCAATTAATCAATTGAAATCAGAGGCTCAAAAGGCTGCAGCATCAGGAAAATCACTTCAACTGTTTGGTGCAGAAAAGCAATTTGCTGGCGCTCAAGCGATGTTAAATAATAATGGTGGCCTTGATTTGAGTAAGTTATCAAAACAAAACTTTTCTTATTCTACTCCCAATACCGCTTCTCTTGGTGGTAGGTATGGAAGTATGGGCATGAAAAAAGTAAATGCTAATCTGGCGGGTACCTTGGGTTATTCTGGTCAAACTTTACCTGAAGGATTTATGCTTTCTTCATTAAGAGAAATTAAAGGTAAAACTGCTGAAGATATTAATGCAAAAGGTCTTGGCGGCGCTGCGGCTCTTGGAAGCAATGATGCAAATATTGCAGCAGTAGCAAAACTTTCTAAAATTACAGAAAACATGAAGCCAGAAGAAGTTGAATCAAAAATTAACGCTTACTTGTTAAATTTAAAGAAAATACCTGATGAAGCATTTAAAGATGCTCAGAATTTACAAGATGCTTATGATCAAATTAATATTGGATTTACTAAACCAATGGAAGATGCAATTGTTAATATGAGTTCTTCTGATTTTAAACAATATATTAATGAATTTTCTACTGGAATGGGTACTGCTTCTGATGTTATGAAAGTTGTTGCTGATAAGGTTGCTTCTGAACTTAGTCCTGAAATGCAAGCCTTGGAAGGCTCACTTGGTAACTCAACGGCTGCGTTGAGCAGGTTCTTGACAGCAGTTAATGCAATTTCTGGTATTAAATTTGATAGCGCACAAGCGCAAGAACGTGCTGCTGCTGCGATTACGGATAATCCTTCATTAGCAGCAGCAGCAGAAAAACAAACGGCCTTTGAAAAACAAGCCTCATCTATTGGCGATAAAGAATCAAAAAATATTGATGGTAGCAATAGGGTAGGCTCTTTACAAACTGCTTCTAAAAAATCTTCTGATAAGTTCGTAGCAGATCAAAAGGCTGCTCAAAAAGCATATCAACAGGAACAAGAAAGTATTCAGAATACTATTAAAGCAAAAAGTAAATATATTGATTCTATTCGTAAAGAAATGGATGCTCGTCAAAAACTTTATGATAAGAAACAACAAGGAATTGAACAAGATCTTACTTTACAGAATTTGCAGAATGATGTTTATAGGGCGCGTACGACGGGAAGTTTGCTTGATCAGGCCGCTGCTCAAAGTGCTTATAATGCTGAATTAAATAAGCAGGCTGACCTTAAGGCTAAGCAGGCTGCTGATGAAAAAGATCAATCTAAAATTGATAAAACTGATACGCAAATTAGTACTTTGCAAGATACGCTTGATAAAATTTCTAAAAATTATGATAAAGCACAGCAAAAAGCACAAGACACTCAGGATGCAATTCAGGTTAGTTATGGAAAACAAATAGAACAAGCAAAAAAACTTGGTGATACAACTGGCGCACAACAAGCAGCATGGTCAGATGGTTGGCAGAAACTTGTGACTGCTGCTGAGCAAGGTAAGGGTGCAACTTCTCAAGAAGTTATTGATCTTATTGATGGGCTTACTAAATCAAGTGGTGTTGCTAAAACACAAATTATACAAGATTTTACAGAAATGCAAACAAATTTCAATAAAACTGTTGGTAAAGATGGACTTATTTTTAATGCTAACGGTACAATGACAAAACTTGGAATTCCAAATGGACAAATTTATGCTGATGAAAATGGTAATCTAACTTGGAAAGAGGCTGGTGGCAAGCCAAGGTTCGTGGACCTTGGTGGAGGTGTTGTTGTTTCAAACGCAAGTAAGCCAAAGCCACAACGAATTGGATCAGGCCCACTTGCAAATAAACCATTACCAGCACCAGCAGCAGAAGGTGGTTATATTTCTGGACCGGGAACTGCAACTTCTGATTCCATTCCCGCTAGACTTTCAAATGGAGAGTATGTAGTTCGTGCAAAAGCAGTAAATCATTATGGTTCAGGTATGATGGATGCTATTAATGAAAGAAGGTTTGCAGAAGGCGGTCTTGTCGGTCCAGATAATGTAAGTAGTATGCAAGATGGTAGTGGCAAACTTCCTAAAATTAACTTTGGTTATTCTGTTCCTTTTGCACGCGGCGGCGCTGTGTCGCCTAATGAAGGTGGGCCGGGTCCAAGGTATACCCCACCCGATCCACCGTCCACGTCCAGTACCGGACCTAGTGAAAATTCTGGAGGTAACGGTTCTCCTTCTGCACCTAGACCACTTTGGTATCCTCCAGTAGGTGCAGATACTGTTATTAATGGTAGATATTATTTGAAGAGTGGAAGGTTACATGCAGAGTCATGGAATACGGGTGCTGCAGGTAGTGGTGTGAATGATATTCCAGCGTCGCTTGGAACTTATTTTTATTCCCTACTTGATGGTATTGTTTCTTATGTTGGAAAAGCACCATATTCTCCGTTTTATCTTCCCGGCTATGTAAAAGTTAAAAATAATATAGGTGGAGAGATTAGATATGCTCATATGAATCCAATGGTTTCAAGTGGGCAAAAAGTAAGGGCAGGGGACGCTCTTGGTGTGGCGGCAATACAGTCAAGTCCCGTACTAGGAAGGACAATGACTGCCCCTCATCTACATTTTGCTTGGCATGATATGAATAGTCTTATTCAAAGGGGTGCGGGTGGTAGAGTTCCTTGGCTAGATAAAAATGGAAAGTCAGTTTTTGGGGAAGGTTCCCCTAGTGAGAATGCTGGAAATGGTCAAGGTGCAGTAGGTTCAATTAATTATTCACAAGTTCAATTGGTTAAATTGCTTCAAAAAGCAGGTTTTCATGATGTAGGTCTTAGGATGGCGTGGGCAATTGCTATGCGTGAATCTGGGGGTAACGCATCTGCACGTTCACCTAAGAAAGGCACTTATCCTAATGGTACTTATGATGCTGGGCTTTATCAATTAAATTCTTCTAATTATAAAGGTTGGAAGATAGATACTAAAAAACTTTATGACGGAATGTATCAGGCAAAGTTTGTTTATGATAAAACAAAAAATATGTCTAAGGATACATTGGCGTGGGGTCTTAATCCAGATGGAACAACTAATGCTGTTTATTATGGTCATTGGTCAAAAGAAATGATTAGTAATTATATAACTAAACCGTTCAAAAAATATTGGGAAATGTTCCCAGCAGTTCTTAATATGGCTGGAGGTGCAATACCACCTACTTCTAACCCTAAGAATCCTAATTCTTTAAGTTCTTCTTCAGGTACAGGTTCAAGTGGATCGGGTACAGGTTCAAGTGCAACAAGTGCATCTTTTAGCAATAAACCAAAGCCACCTCCAGAAGAAATAGTAGATTATCATTTCTCAGTTCCAGAAACTTCCGGTGGAACTAATTCTAACGCTAATTATAATGCGTTAATTAAAAGAACACAGTTGAAAACTCCTGCTCCTTGGTATAAGAAAATGGCAAATGAGGCTTCTTCTTATGTAGGAAAAGTTGATTATTCTGGTCCTGCTGGAAGCAGTACAACTCATCGACGTAAGGGCAAGACTGCAGATTCTTCTGCTGTTCCCGGCGATTCAGATACTTATCATTATTTAAAATCAAAGTACAGTGGTAAAAAAGATTCTCATAAAAATAAAATCTATATTGATGGCGTCGGTGGTTGGAATGCTCCAGAGTTTACTTGGAGAATGTTAAGTAAGTACGGTAAGATGAAAAAGTTTGCTGGTCAGGATGCTCAGAGTTCAATGGGAAGCCCTGTTAAGAAGGGTAAGGAGAGGCTTGGAGATTTAATTTTTAAGGATGAGGGCAATTACAACCGTGTTGGAATATATGTAGGAGATGGCAAATATGTGTTTGCAGATTCAGTATTATCAGGTACTGTAAAACGTCCCTCTAAAAATTATTTTAGAGCGAGAAGATTCTTTGCTGATGGTGGTCCAGTGTCTGGACCGGGTGGTGCTAAAGATGATAAGATTCCGGCAATGCTTTCTAATGGAGAGTATGTAATTAAAGCAGATTCCGTAACTTCAAAAACAAAACCATTTTTAGATATGGTTAATGCTGGATCATTTAATCCTAAGTTTAATTCTCCAACGTCAAGAATTTCAACTCCAACTGGGTTGGCTGATACTGCAAGTGCGGGTGCGTCAACTAACAATGTAGAGTATAATTTAACTGTAACAGTAGAAAAAACTAATGCTTCTCCAGAAGACATTGCAAATGTTGTTATTCAAACTCTTAAGAGAAAAGAAAAAACTAATAAAACACATAGGATTCTTTAATGGCATTCGGTAAACCAGTATTACAAATTTATACCAGCGATCCAACTATAATTGGTTCAAACCCTATTGGTTATACTTTAACTGATCATAATCGTCAACCCCTGCAGGTTGCTTATGAAACAATTGAAAATTCTGCTCGTATGGCTAATGGAACGCTTCGTAGATATATTACTGCTAATAAAAAGAAAATTGGTATTTCTTGGGATATGGTTCCAGCGGCAGGTGGGTATAATTTTACTGCTGACTCGAACCTTGGTGCTGCTTGGCTTAAATCATTTTATGAAGAAAATATTTATAAGCCAGTATGGATTAAACTAACATACGCAGAAGAAGGATGGAGGTTTTCTAACAATCAAACAGCAACTACTAAATTTATGTCTACAAATTCAACATTTAATAATTCAAATGATAATAGTCTAATTACGTCAACACCATTTTATATTTCTGCTTTCGCATTTTCTAGTTTTACAAGTGGTTCTGGTACAGCAAGTATAACAACAACTATTAATCATAATATTTCTGCTAATTCAGAAGTTTATGTTACTGGAGTAAATCAATTATTTAATGGAACTTGGATCGTTTCTTCTTCTGCCGCACCAAATGTATTCACTTTTAATTTTAGAGGAAACGGAAATGCTTCTGCAACATTTAAAATAAATTCTTATAATCAGTCTGGCAATACTGCTTCATTTAATGTTGATAACAATGCTTTTGTAAACAGTGGTGCAACAATTTCAATTACAAATTCTCAACCTATTTTAGGTTCTAGTATTAATGGAACATGGACGGTAACTGGTAATAAAACTGGTCAAACTTATTTTACCGCTTCATCAACTACAAGTCAGACTGCTAAGGGGCAATATGGAGATGCAACTATAATTACTTCTAGTTCTTATTCAGGATCACCAAGCACATTATCACTAGCCCAAACGGGACTGGCAGTTAGCACAGATGTACTTAAAGTTTTTATGACAAGTTTTAACTATGATATAGTTAATCGATTATCAGTGACAGATATTGTCAACATGAATATTGAATTTACGGAGATATAATGCTTTCTCTTTCAGGAAATTCAGAAACAGCATTTGCTGCATTAAATTCACTTAATGTAAACCCGCTTGTGTATGCTGAATGGAATTATAATAATATTGTAAAGCCATATACAGTTCATTCTTCTAATACTTCATCTCTTAATGCTGCAAGTGGTTTAAATATTTCCGCATCTTGGTCTAGGCGTAATAGTGGAACTGTAAGCCTTCTTTCAAACGGTGGCGAGATTAATGAAATTAATACTTCTGGAAGTTGCCTTAAACTTTCAACTAATTCTAAGTCAGACAATGATACTTTTTCATCGAGTATAACTTTGCCATCAGGATCTGGATATTATAAAATAATTCTTTATTTAAAAAGTTATATGAAAAATGTTTATGGAGAAAATGCACCAATAAAAAATATATCTATTCAAAATGCGGGCGCCGGTTCATTTACTGGGAGTGTTAGGTACAATATTATACCTGTAAATAATAATGCTAAAAGACCTATGCTAGATTATAATAATTCAATTAGTGGGTCTTCTACTCTTACTTCTGCTTCTGGTGCAAACATATCATGGTCTGCTTCTATTCAAAGCGCAGTGGCGTTTGACATTTATAGATCTAAAAATAATACATCGCTTATGCCATATTTAACAACAATCCCAGCAATTGCTGAAAATATTTCTAGTAGTTCTTATACATATAATGACGATTTTTCACAAAATCCCACAACTATAAAATATAATCCAACGCAAAATATGAAAATTTTTGTTAACCCAACAGCAAGAGTTCTTAATTCTTCAAGTCCTGTAGAAAATCTTCAACATTACACAAGAATTGTTTCAGAGCAAACCGGGACAATTGAAAAAATTTCTAATTCTATTGAATTGGATGGGTCCAAGTACTATCGTGTAGAAGTTTTTGTTGGAAGTACTTCTACATTTACGCAAATAGTTTTAGATATTTCTACCCAATGTCCTTTTATTAATGGTAGTTTATTGTTGTGTAATGCAGAAATGTTTAAAATAGATGGTTGGAATTTTTCTACATCAGATTATTATCCAATAGAATCAGTTTTTGATTCCTACAGGCCGGGAGAAGCATTACTTCATCCATACCTTCAAACAAATGATAGGTATGTGAATTATGGACAGAATAATCAAAGTTTAAAACCTGTATCTTCAATATTTTTTAGTAACGATGAATTTTTTGATGGTGCTTATCCATACAAACAAGCACACAATTCAATTTTTAATAGATTTAAATATTATGTTTCTCCAAACGATCTTGATACCTCCACTGTAACTGTAAGGGCGCAGTATAAAAAATATTTAGATATAAATAAAATTGTTATTAAAACATCTAATGCAATTGAAGATATGACAAATGTTTCTGGTAGTATACAAATTCTGGGTCCAAATTATTCAGTTTTATCTACAATTGTGCTTCCAGCAGGGACGTTTGATCAGAGTGGTATAGCGGTAGCATATTTTAATGGTATAACTTGGTCTGCTTCAAGTGCTGAGTCTGGTAGAGGTTCTTGGGTTCCACCTACGCTAACTAATTCTGGAATTTTTCAAGATGTAACTTCAAGTGTTACGGGGATTTCTTATATTACCAATCAACCTAAAGCATCAAGTCAAAGGTTAAAGAATACTAATCCTAAAACGACTGCCCTTGATAGGGTTCATGTTATAGAAATTTCCCCAAGACTTGAATTGGATATATCAGATATTGTTCAAGATTTTTCTGTAAATAAAATGATGGATGATTCAGAATCTGAAGCGGCTTTTCCAATAGGATATATGAATGGTAATCAAGGATCAATAAATATTAGTAATATTCCTGTGTATAAAAATAATTTTCCTTTTACAATATTTGATAATTTATCATCTGCTGCAACAATTTCTGATATTATTCGTGAAAATGTAAAATTTACAGTTGGTCTGATTTCTCCAACAAATGATTTTACAGACTATGTTCCATTTATGACTATGTATTCAGATTCTTGGTCGATAAAAGATTTAGATACAATAACTGTTGATCTTTATGATCCAGCAAAATATTTAATGAGTTATGATGCACCAGATTATTTTTGTCAATCAGAAGAAATTTTTACAACAATAACAAACTTATTTGATATATGTGGGTTTAGTGATTATGATTATAATGGTCTTAATCAAATTTTAAAACAAAAAAATATAAAAATTAATGCATTTTATTGTGATAGAAAACAAACAATAATTGAAGTACTTAGATCGTTCTTTGTGGCACATCAAATAGCAGCAGCCTTTGACGAATATGGAATACTTAGATTTAAAGATCTTGAAGATTATTTGTATCAATATACAAGTAATAATTTTAGTCCAGATTTTTCAGTTAGCGACATCCCCTTGGTAATAAATAAATCATCTGGTTCTGTTTATTATGAAGCAAATTTAATAAAAGATTCTTATAGTTCAAATGTAGAACAAAAAAAAGGAAAAATTACAATAAATTTTACAGAACCTGTAAGAAATTTTACTGATAGTAAGCCTGTTGCTAATTCTATAAATGCTAGAAGAACTTCTACTTCTACAAATCAAGTTTTTACAGAATCTAATCAATCAGCATTAGTAAGAAGTTATTCGTCAAAATCTATTAAGGGTGCTGAAAATTATTTTTATGTTGATCCAAAAATTCTTACAAGCCAGACACACGTTGGAAGTCTTCTTACAGAATCTGGAATGGCTTTTCTTCAAGGAGAATTGATTTCATGGGCGGGGCTTGAGTATAATTTTAGTGGTTCTTCTGGGGCTAAACCTGTACAATCAATAAACAAATTAATTTATAGTTATGATGAATGTTTTAGAACTTCTGATGAAATGATTTCTACGCATCCTTCTTTAACTAATGTTGAGTGGCACCCAACAGGCAAAGTTGTTGGAGTTCAAAGAGGTTTAAAAAATACTAAACCAAGAAATCACATTATATTTGATGATAGTACAAATAAAACAAATAGTGCTTTAAGTCCATCTAATAATTTTTCTTCTATTATTATATATAATAATTCAAATGGAAATTATGCTTCTGGAACACCGGCAGCAAAAGCATCATATGGAGATTCTGCTGTAACTTTTAAAGATAATATTGCAAAATTTATGGTACACAAACCAAAAACTGGTAAAAAACATGTATTAGCATTAACACCTAAATATAATTCATTGCAAGGTGAGTATGCCGCCCCAGTTTCTGCAAGTAATTTTGATTTTTTTCAATTTGTTTTTACTGGTCCAAATTTAACTAATCAAAAATTTGCTGCAAATGGGGACGAATCTATTGTAGAAATAGGTTTTTATATAAATCATCTAACTAGCCCCCTATTGTTTGGTATAAGAAATGTAAAAAATAAATCAGTTTTGGCTGTTAATGAATTTTCTGTTTCAGGTGTAAAACCTAAGACATCAAGCAATCAGAATCATCAATCTCATAGTTCCCCATTTCAAACATTAGGAAAAAATGTTTTCGATGGATTACCACATAGAATTGGTTTATGGATAAATTACGAAAACTCTACTTTTTATGTATATGTAAATCAACATCAATATGGCCCATATCCACTTATTGGAAGCCGTAACAGTGGGATTGCAAAATCAAAAACTTCTACTTGGGGGGTGTATGTTGAAAACCTTGAAAAAACATTTATGAATACTCAACACGATGAAAAAACTTTGAGCCTTTTTGTTCATGAAATGTATGCTTATGATTATAAAAGTTTAGGCGAAATGCAATATGGTCATACCAATCTATATCCACCAGCAATAACAGATTACAATTTTCATTGGCAGAGTAAAAACTATTTAAATGAAATAATAAAAAATAATCCCAATTGTGAACCTAAGTATTATTTTTGGGGTCCGTTGGATTTGTTTGGAGTTAAAATTTATGATAACGTGGTCTTTGGTACGAGTCCAGTTTTTCAAAATACTTTGAATATAGAAAAAATTGGTTATTCAGGTGATTGGCCGGGTCCAAATGGTGTTTTTAAAAAAACAACAATTAAAGATATTGCTATGTCAAGTATATTTTCAACACCTTTTAGATTTTCAATGATGCTTGTAAATAATAATAAAAACAACCAACTTGTTTGGTTATGTAAAACTAACACAGTAAAAGGCGAACCAGATGTAACTCCATTTACCTTAGAAGCAAATTTTATGAAACAAACAGACGAAATTACAGTTGAAAAAATTATTAATCCAACCAACAAAGATGGTGGTGTAATGTTAAATACATTGTGGATTCAATCAAAAGAAGAAGCAGAAAACCTTTTATCAAAATCTGTCCATTTTGCTAATTCTTTTAATACAACTGTTAACCTGCAAATTTTTGGAAACCCGCTGGTTCAAGTTGGTGACATTTGTAAATTTGTTTATACTGCTAAAAGGATTGGTTATGATCCAGAAAGTTTAAACCCTAATCCCGTTTATTTTTTAGTTAAACAAGTTAATCAAGATTTCACAGGCGGTTTGACAACAGGCTTAACTTTAAAACCTTTATTTAATACAAATTCAATAAGCATAGCATGATAAAATTATAATGGAGGTTTTATGAATACATCAGGGTCAAGAGAACAAAAAGCATCAAATTCACACCATCAACCTATAACTATTTATCAAGATGATCATAGGAATACTCATGATTTTTTATCAAAACATCCCGGCACCGTAGTCCTTCCTTCTAAAACTCCAAAAAAAACAAAACCCCCTCATCATCAACATCCTGCAAAAAAACACGATCCAAAATCAAAAACAAGAGTTATTCACCCATCTACTAGGACAAATTCTCCATCTCATCCAGCACAAAATCAAACCTCTATACATACAGTTGATAGTGATGAGAGTAATGAATTAGAGGATATGAGGTATGATACTGAAAGTGATAATGAAAGTCATACTTCATATGATAGTGAAGTTCAAAATTCTTTTACATTTCATGAGATGACAGCGGAACATTATGATCCAGAACAAGATTATCTGACTCAACCGGAAACTGAAAGAATAGAAGTTCGTCCCGGGGCTACTAATACTTTAGAGACAAACGCACCACCGATAGACGATATCGTTGTTGATCCAAACTCTTTTGTTCTGCAAACAGACGCTGAAGATGGAAGTGTAACCTTTAAAGCCAGTGTGATCTTTGGGGGAGAATATAATTTAGATGATTACGAAGTTATAGTCACTCATATAGGTTAAGCAAGGAATGATATAATTATAGTAATCAAATATTAGGATAAGTATATGAATTTAACTGGGACGTATCGAGTTACCTCGTCTGGCTTTTTAATTGGTGAATACCAGAACATGATAACCACAAATGGTTTATTGGCAATTAATCAATATCTTGCAGGTCTTATTCCTAGTTGGGCTGGTTCCATTGCTGTCGGTAGTTTGGTTACAAACAATACAGATCCATCTACAACTGAACTTGATTATGAATTAAAAAGATATCCAGTAACACTTAAGTCTTATAGAACGGTATCAAGTTCTGTTCATCAAATTTCTTTAAAAGCAACAATTGATCCAGAATCAACATTTAAAATTTATGAATTGGGTGTTTTTCCAGCAGTAATTAATGATGCAACAAACACGAATCATTATCCATTTTCAGATTTTTCAGAAAAATTGAGTGGTTCTAGTGCATGGTATATTTCTGGTATTCCAGCAACAACATCCCTTGTTGCGAGAGCGGGAATTTCTTCAGTAACACTTACCACTCCTTCAACTGCAAGCAGTACAGTTAACATAAATACTACAAACTATACAGAAATAGACTCATTAAAAATTTTATTTTATCCAAACAATGCAATTTCTTCTGGTTCTTTTACTGTAACACTAGGTGATGATGCCTTAGTAACAAATTATTGGACAGCATCTGGATCATTTTTGTCAGCAGCATCTGGTGTCTATACCAGTGCAAGCCTTGGATTTGTTTCAAAACCCTCATCTTTTTCAAATTCTGTGAGTTCTGCTTCAATAAATTATACAGGAACCGGATCGATCCTCCTTGACTATATTAAATGGGTGACTGGAGATATAAAAACAACAGATTTTAAATTAGTTAGTAGAACAACATCTTCAGCCACACCATTGTTTACAAAAACATACGGACAACCTATGGAAATTGAGTATTACGTTGAGGTTACATAATGACTAATTCAAAGGACATTTTTAAACTTCAACCGGGTGCCACATATGCTGTTAAAATTGTTCCAAAAGGTGCTGCGACAGGAGATCCTAGCACGGTAAACTCGTTTGCCACAACCTTTACTGTTCCTACAACTAATCCTGATGGAACTACTATTAATGCTGTCAACTCTACGGTCATTCAGCAATTAATTGGTGGTCAAATAATTTTAGGTGATCCTTTAGTTGGTTCTGTACCAGAATCAGGCCCATATGTTTTCCTATCTAAAGATGGCATTCAAGTTGGCTCAGGGGATGCTATAACATTTTTTCTTTCTTCAGGATCTGGTCAATCTCGATTATCGGGTTTTAATGTTCAGCAAACTGGTTTAGTTGTTCCAACAACATTTACTGCATCAAATGTAAATTTAATTAGTAATACTGCAAATTATTCTCTTACTTTAAAACCTTCATATACAGGTTCTGTTTCACAAGGAATGTATGTTTCAAGTAGCCCATCTAGAATACAATCAAATACTTATGTGAGATCTTTTAGGTCTGCTTCCGGTGCTGGTGGGGCGAGTGTTGTTGTTTATTTATCTTCATCAGTTACTTCAACAGGAATTAGCAATGTAACTTTTCGCGCACAAGATGCAAGCATAAAAATTGGTACAAGTTCTGCTAATGCTATTACAATTCAAGGACCAAACGCAGGCGGCATTTTTGATGTACCTGCTAAAATATTTACAACTTTAGATGGAATATCAACTACTGCAAGTTCTGGTGCAGGTTTCTATATAGATGAAAATGGAAATTTTAGGGTTGCTGGGTCAACGGGAGCAGTTACTGTAGATGGATCAGGAAACCTTTCAGTTTCAGGTTCTATTGTTGCAACTGCTGGAAACATTGGTGGACTTACCCTTGCGGCTGACAAGTTAAGTGCATCTTCACCGGGATCTTATGTTGGTGTTTCTGGAAGTGGAAATTATGCATTTTGGGCCGGTAGTGCAAATCCTGCTTTAGCACCATTCTCTGTAACGAATACGGGTATTGTCACAGCAAGTAATTTAGTTATAACAAATAGTGTAACTGTGGGAAATCTTACTGGATCGTGGTCTGGTATTACCCCAAGTTCTTCAATGGCAATATTCGCAGGGGCGACAGCAAGCACTGGGGCAGGAGCCAGATTTTGGGTAACCAATACTGGTAGCGTTTTTTCAACAGGTGGAGCATCTTTTCAAGGACCAATATTTAGTAGTGGAAGTTTAACTGGAACATCGTTGGCAGGAACTTCTACTAACAGCGGGAGCCTTGTAGGTGGAGCAATATATGTTCCATCTATTGGAGCAGCAAAATTTTATGTAGATTCTAGCGGCAACATGACAGCATCTAATGCCTATCTTACGGGGTCTATTGTTTCTACTTCTGGAAGCATTGGTGGTTGGTTAATTAATACTGGTTCTCTTACTTCTGGTACTGGTGCTAGTGCTGTTGGTTTGAGTACGGGTAATTATGCAATCTATGCCGGTAGCGCAGTGCCTTCAAATGCTCCGTTCAGCGTAACAAATACTGGTAACCTTTATGCTCAAAATGCTAATATTACGGGAACAATTTCCTCCACGATTGGAAACATTGGTGGTATTTATATTAATTCAGATTCTATATCTGCTGCTAGTTCTTCAATATATACATCACAAATTTTAAGTGCTAGTCCATCAGTATTTTTACAATTTGAGACTAATCCCCCTATTGATTCTTCCAGTAACAATTATCCAACAATTATTGGTGGAACGGGTATTCTTTATCCTACTGCTGGATTTAATGGAACTGGAAGAACACTATACTCACCAACCAATGCTGCCTATACACAGATTACAAATGGAAATTATGCTGGTGCCTCTGCCAATGTTTCAGTAGAATTTTGGATAAGTGGCTCTAATACTATCTCTTACAATGGAGTTGTAGGTAAAACAGCAAATCTTTTAACTAATGGTGGCTGGGGAATTCAAGTTGGTGCGCTTAATAATGATAAGTATATTTATTTAAGAATAGATACTGATGCGGCTGCTAACCAAACAGGACTTTCTATTCCAGTATTTAATGATAATAAATGGCATCATGTTGTTTATGCAATTGGAAGTGGTACAGCATCAGCATTCTTAGATGGGGCTTTCTATCCAGTTGGTGCGAGCGGGTATCTCCCCTTTTCCTTGGGTGCAAGTGGTATTTCTTCAACTGCCGCATTAACTATATATAACTCTATTAGTTCTGGATATAAAGATCAAGTTGCAATTTACAATAGACTGCTTACGCCAACAGAAATTTTAAATAATTATAATGCTGGTCTGGCAGCCAGAGGTTTTAGCATATTCAATAATGGACAAGTAAACATAAATAATGCTAATGTTTCTGGAAATATAAATGCAACATCTGGGTCTATTGGTGGATTTAGTATTAATGGAAGCACCCTGTATGGAGGAACATCAGGTTCTATAGTTGGTTTAAACCCAACTAGTGGATCTTCAGTAATTTTCGCGGGTGCAACTTCAAGTGCAGGCACAGGAGCGACGTTCTGGGTTTCAGGAAATGGTAATGTTTATTCTACAGGTGGAGCATCATTTACTGGACCTATTTTTTCAGCCGCATCTGTTATTTCACCAATAATTTCTGGATCAATTATTGCAAGTAGCGGTAGTATTATCGGACCTGCAATTTTTGTACCAAATACTGCTAGTCCAACTTTTAGAGTAGATTCTTCTGGAAACATGCTCGCATCAAGTGCTTCAATTAGCGGTTCAATAACTTCAACTGCCGGGAACATTGGTGGCTGGGCTATTACCTCTGGAAACCTTACGTCTGGGACGAGTGGTAGTACTGTTGGATTAACTACAGGATATTATGCTATTTATGCTGGTAGTGCTACTCCTGCAACTGCACCTTTCAGTGTTACAAATACTGGAAATCTTACAGCAACTAATGCAATTATATCTGGAAGTATTAGTGCTGCGTCTGGTACTATTGGTGGATTCAGTATCGCTTCTTCATCTTTAACTGCAACAAATATTTCTTTAACTTCTAATAACGGAATAGCATTAGGTACACTAGCATCTCCAGCATTTACAGTAAATACTTTAGGGCAGTTAACAGCAACAAATGCAACAATTACGGGTGCAATTAACGCAAACTCAGGATCAATTAATGGAATATTAAATATTTCTTCTTCTGGCAAGTTAATAGCAGGATCACTTAGTAATAATTTTGTTACAGTGTCTGGCGCGGGAATAACTGGGGCAAGTGCTGGCATTCCAGTATTTACATTACCTACAGATGGAAGTCCACCAACAATTGGTCAGTTTAAAATAGTTCAAACTGGTCTGCAAGGATTGGGTCAAGTAAATGCAACAGGTGCTTCAACAACTCTTTCTTCTTCTATCGTATTATTTCCACCAACAGTTGCAAGTACTCTATGGGCTGGGATGTCCTTGTATGGAGGCGGCATTGTTCCAAATTCTGTTATCACCACTATAGCGGGAGCAAGCGTTTACGTTTCACTTTCTGCAAGTGCTACTACTAATAATTTCACGGCATCTGGAATTCCTAATGCAAATATGGTAGTTGGAACTGATTTAAGTAATAATATAACTATTCGTGGGCAAAATGCTCCCGGCGTACCGGGAGCAATCTTTACTACAATTGCCGGTAACTCTACGACAAACAGTACTGGTAACGGTTTTTATCTTGATAATACTGGAGCCATGAATGTTGGTGGAGCATTAATTTGGAATCCATCAACATCTCTTCTAACAGTTAAGGGTTCTGGATCTTTTACGGGGTCTGTTGTTGCTTCAATTGGTAATATCGGCGGCTGGAACATTAGTAGTAGTTCAATTTCAAGTGGATCAATAAACCTTGTGAGTGGTGCTGCGCCAAAGATTTACATTGGTTCTGGTCTTTACAGTTCATCAACTACCCCATTCTATGTTGATAGTAGTGGAAGTTTGAGCATTGGTAATAAACTTACATGGAATGGTTCTAGGCTTTTACTAGGAGATCAAACGGGTGGTGCTGTCGGTTTCCAAGCACCGGCTAATCCTTCTGCTAGTGATATTGCAATTTATGCTGGAGCATCGTCATTGACGGGTGCCTCTGCTGCACCATTTAGGGTAACTTATGATGGAAAAGTTTATGCAACTGGAGCATCTATTTCTGGACAAGTAATTGCAACTTCTGGACAAATTGGTTCTAATTCCCAATATTGGTATATTGGTAATGGATTTGATAATTATGGAGCAATTCAAAACTTTCCTTTGAGTTCTTCTGTCGTTTCTGTTCCCGTAAATGCGGGATATCAAGACATTTATTCAGATACTTATAACCAAGAGCCTCAATCATCCATTCAAATACATTCTAGTGGAAAAATTTATATTAAAAATTCTAATCAAAAAGGTGTAATTTTTGATGTAAATAATACAAATCAAACAGTTTGGTGGGGCAGTGGTACAGAAACAATAAATGATTTTGACATATCTCAAAACAATCCTACTGTACCATTTTTTATAAATGCTTCTGGAACAATTTATTCTAGGGATTTAAATAGCAATACGTTAGAAACAAATAACATTACAACAAACAATATTATTTCTGATAGTTTTCAACAAAATTTAAATTCTGTAACTGGTACCTTTGGAGTATCTTCAATAATTTCAGATGGTCTTGGTAATGTTACTTATTATATTAATGATAATTTATCTCTTAAAGAGTTGGGTCTTTTAATTGGAGAGAATCTTTATATATATAATTCAGGTTCCACTTTATATGATATTACAATCGCAGGTACTCCAATTCAATTGTTTAATTATTATGAGTCTGGAAATACTAAATATATTTCAATATTTAATTCAAATGCGGTTGGCACAGTAGAAACCTATACTCCACAAGCAACTTGTTATGGGATCACAGATCAACTAATTGTTACTCCTAATGTTGACGGCACGTTTGATATTAGTGCTAAACCTAACATTCAAGTATCCCTTGATGGATCTGTTCCTAAAGGAATGCAATCAACTGATATATATTTGGATTTAACAAAATATGGTCCATATCCATCATTTAATAGGTTTATATCAACGCAGGCTTACTATGCCGTTACTGGTTCTGCGGCAGGGGTTCCGTATTCTCCAATTTCAAATCTTTCATCCGTTTATATAGATATTCCAATAGATGGAGTTCTTAAAGTAACATTCGATGGTATTGCTAGAAATCCAACGTCAGGGTTTAATCCACAAATAATTGGATATATAGTTGCTTCTATAGTTCCAGATGTTTTTACTGGAAGTTTTAGTAATAATTCAAGTATTCTTTATACAGCATATGATTTAAGTAATACAGCAATATTAGGAACAAATTCAATTATTCAGTCCACTGCATTAAATAATATTACGACTTCAATTGTTTCAACAACATATGGACAACCACAAATAGGAATAAACTTAATCCCCACAAAAAACATGAATTCGTCATCTACAATTTTTGCAACAACAATTAATAATTTAAATCAAGGTGTCGTATCTAATATGGCAATTAATTCTTCTAATATAACTGGATCAATTGGTTACATAAATAGCGTAACATCGGGGGCATCCGTCGCAGTTACAACAATAAATGTTTTAAGTTCCTCTGTTCTTGTATTAAATTACGCAACAAATACAGATTATAATAATGTTTTTCCCGGTATGATTATAAGGGATAATGCTGCTAACTTTTTTATGATTAAATCTATTTCAAATTCTTTAAACTTTTTAAATAGTAGTGTTATCTATACACCTGCATCAACTTCATTTTATTCTCCATCTTCAGGTGCCGCCGCATCAGTATTAAATGCAATTTCTTTAACTACAACAGCAAGTTCAAATACAGTTACTTCTGCTTCAATTTACAATACAATTAATATGCTGGGAACTGCGTCAACTCAAGGATTTTTTAGTGCATCTACAAGTTTTAGCGGTGTCTCAGATTTGACTCATCGTTCGTGGTGGTGGGCAATGCTCTCTGCCTCTAGTACTACTCCTACTGGCACTAACAACACAACGGGTGCAGATGTTCATGCACAAGAAATGTATAGTTTTACTAATGTGCCAAAAAATGGTAAAGTTACATTAAATATCGATACTTGGGCAGGATATTTTCCCGGTCCTGCTGCTGGTGGTGTATCCTCGGCAAGCATTGGGTATCCTGTTTACACTATAGAATTTTATCCATATTCACAATATAATGTTCAGACTTATGGTTAGGAGTTAATAATGCCAGATTATGTTTATATTTTTAATGGACAAAAATATACTGCAAATGCTATAAACATTAACAGTTATCAGAATATAGGTACCCTGACAACTGTAACTTTAGCAAATTTATCACAAGTTAATTACAATACATCTTTTACCCTCACCGCTACAATAAATTCAACCACTACAGTAGCAGCAGGTGGAACTTTAACGCTTCAAAAACTTTCGGGCACATCATGGGTAACTGTTGCAACATCAACACTCTCTTTTGCGGGAGGTAGTACGCCTTGGTCAAGTACAGCATCATTTACGGGGTTAAAACAAACTACTGTAACAACTTATAGGGTTTTATATGGTGGTGATTCTAGTTATAGAAATGCTACTTCTAATAGCGTTACGGTAAAATGTTGGGGTTCAAAAACAACAACTAAAACTTTTTCATGTTATGCAGCCAGAAGTCATTATAATGTGGGATCAAATACCTATAGCAGCCTTATTCGATCAGGAACAGACCTGTATCAGGGGTACGAATCTTCTTATGGTAAAGAGGTTAGTCAAGTACTTTTTGATAACGGTAGCGCAGTTCCATATTACCTTAACGCAGAAGGTGGGGGAGGAAGCACTTCTACTATTTTAGGTTATTTTAATAGTTTAAGTAAGGTAACAATATCAAAAGTTGAATTATATTTAAATTGTAAGTCTTGGTCAGTATCAAGTGGGGGCACAGCATACATTTTTCCAGATGGGTCGTACATTCTACAACCATCCGGTGGGATAGATTTTACTTATTATTCAGGAGTTGCAACGGCTACCTCAGCCTCTTGGTCAACTGTTTCTGGTGCAAAATGGATTGATATATCTTCCTTAACTTATTACGGTTTTCCTGCTATTGGATTGTGGGACTTCAATAATGGGGGGCAACAGTCTCTTTGGAGTTTTACCAATGGCATCAATCTTGCAAGAAATAGTACTTCCAATATTTATGCTGGGCATTTTACTGGAAATGATAATACTACTTCAGAGCCACAACTTAGATTTACTTTTACCTATTACACTTATCTTTAAAATGTTGGTATAATAAAAGAAAAATATGCGGAGCAATTGTGAAAGAAGTTAATTATAATATTATTCAAGGGGACAGTTTTCAATTAGCCCTGACTTATACCGACTCTCTTGGTTCTCCGATTAATTTAACAGGTGCCTCAGCATATTTTGAGGTTAGAGATAAGCCGGGTGGTAGTATTTTGTCTGCTACTGCTTCTGGCGCTCCCGGCATTACAGGAGATGGTATTACGTTTACTGCCTCTGCTGGTTTAATAAATTTAAACATAAATCCTTCTAAGACTAAACTTTTTAATTATCCAAAATCTGCTTATCAGTTACAATTAACATCTTCTGGCGGGATTAAAACAACTCTCCTTCAAGGATGGTTCCTTGTTAATGCAGGGGTTATTAATTAATGACAAAAAACATTATAATAGAACAGACAAGTGTTCATAATGTAGAAACAGAAAAAGTTGTCAATCAAGTTGTTATGGTTGAACATTCTAACATTCTTGCTGTTTCTGATGTTGGGGTTCAAGGTCCACCGGGTTCTACTGGTCCACAGGGTTCAACTGGGCCTCAAGGGGCAACAGGACCGCAAGGTCCAACTGGTCCACAGGGTCCGGTAGGAGATGCGACAGCAATATTAAGTTATAGGTTTGAGCAACAAAGTTTAGCAACAACATGGAATGTCACCCATAATCTTGGATATCGTCCAGCAGTAACAGTTCAGGATTATGGACAAAATACAATAGAAGGGGATGTGCGACACACGTCAGTTAATAGTTTAACAATAACTTTTTCAACTGGACTTTCAGGGTACGCATATCTTTCATAGGAGATAGTAAATGGCTAAAAAGTTTCTAGTTAATATTGATTTGGGTGGGAATCAACTTTTAAATGCTTTAGCACACCCACAGTCAGGATCACCAACTGCTTATGGAAAAGGGCAGTTATGGTTCGATACAAGTAATAATCAGTTAAATGTTTACAATGGTACAACCTTCGTACCCTTGACCACTGGTGGAACTTCTGTTACATCTCTTAATGGTTATACAGGTGGCGTTACCCTTTATGGCACTGCAAGTCAAGTTACAGTAACAAATACTGGTACCGGATCGATTACTTTCTCCCTACCTTCTACAGTTTCTTTAACAACTGCATGTGCAACTAATTTTTACGGTGCATTTAATGGTACTGCTACAAACTCTACCCAATTAAATAATCAAAATGCTTCATACTACGCTCCAATTGCTAGTCCAAACTTTACTACTGGAGCATCGGTAGCGGGTAATAGAATTATTACCATAGCGGATAAGTTTACTGCTGCAGGTGCCGCAGTGTCTTCATCAGAACTTGCTGGCGTTATGTCTGATGAGACAGGTACCGGAAACCTAGTATTTAATAATGCGCCGACGTTTGCTGGAACTGTAAATCTTGGAACATCTGTTGCTTCAGGTTCTGTAACAACAGCACTTAATTCAGCAAGTTTTGGTAGTCAGCCCATCTCGTACTTTGCCCCAATTACTAATCCTAATTTTACAACTGGTGCATCTGTCGGTGGAAATAGAATTACAACTATTGCAGATAAATTTACTGCTCTCACTGCTGCAGTATCGTCATCTGAATTAGCCGGTATTATTTCTGATGAAACTGGTACTGGCGCACTTGTATTTAATAACTCACCATCGTTTGTTACACCAAATATTGGTACTGCTACTGGTTCTGTAACATATGCAACAAATGCGGGGAATGCTAACACAGTAACAAATGGTGTTTACACTACTGATACTGGAACAGTCACATCAACAATGATTTTGAACGGAACCATTCTTGATACTGATATTAATGCTGCTGCCGGGATTGCTGTAAGCAAATTATCAGCAAGTCAAGTAACTATTGGTTCAACAGCAATTGGTTTAGGAACTACTGCAAATTCAATTGTTGGTTTAACAACTGCATGTGCGACAAATTTCTATGGAGCGTTTAGCGGGAATGCTACGACAGCGACAACTGCAACTAACCTTTCTGGCGGTACAGTCAATGCTACAACAGGATCATTCTCAAGCACTCTTAATGTTACTGGCACATCAACTCTAGGAACAGCAAATACTGGTGCCTTAACAGCAACAACAGGATCTTTTTCAAGTACTCTTAACGTCACAGGTACATCAACTTTAGGTGCAACAAATGTTGGTGCTTTAACCGCAACTAGTGGTACTATCGGTGGAAATACAATTGCTACAAGTGCAAATAATTTAGGATTTTTTGCAACGGGCGGGAATATAAATCCTGCGACCATAACAACAACAGGCGATGTAACTATTGGTGGGACACTCTACCTTTCAGGATCTTCTACATATGTTTCAAGTAGTATTACAGTAATTCAAGATCCAATGATATACCTTGGTCATGATAATCCAACAAACATTTGGGATCTTGGTTTTGTTGCTTCATTTACTTCACCACAGTATCAACATACGGGCCTTGTCAGAGATCATAATCTTACAAACACATGGAGACTTTTTTCTGGTGCCGCTGAGCCTGCTAATGCAAGCGTAAACTTTGCCGGTGCTAGTGTTATTCACGATACACTTGCATTGGGTTCATGGCAAGTTATGTCAGGTTCAGGAACTGGAACGGTAACCGCATCTATCACAAATGCTGGTTTCTTAACTGCCCCAAGTGCCAACTTTACGAGTGCCCTACAATTTAATGGTGCAGCAGTAGCGACTCAAGCATACGTTGCTGCTAATGCTCCTGCAAAATATACTGGAACCATTACAGGAACGGGATCTCTAAACTCATTCACCATTACTCACAACCTTGGAACAAGAAATGTCATTGTTCAAGTTTATCAAACATCTGCTACTCCAGATACTCAGTATTCAGAAGTAGAAGTTGATATTGTGAGGACTAGCACTACAGCCGTTACCGTGAACTTTGCAAGTAATGTTGCAAATGGCGACACTTATAACGTAATTGTTCTAGGGTAACAATGACAAAACAGTTTAAAACTGGAATAAATGTTACTGGTGCTAGTGTTAGTGGATCAACTATAGCCACTCAAGCATGGGTACAATCACAAGGGTACGGTTCCAGTTCCGGTGGTGGTATTCCAACTAATATTGCTGCTTCTACAGGAACCATTGCTTCTTTTACTATTTCTCCAAGTGCTATACAATTTTATGATAATTATGTTTCTTTTTATTCTGGAATAAAATCTTCTGATGAACAATCTTCGGGTGGTGGCGGTGCTTTTCTTTATGCAGGAACGCCAGATCCTACTGATATATTTGGTGCAAATACAGCGAGCAATCTTGCAGGAACTCTATTGCAATCTAATGGTTTCTTTTATTCAGGCAGTGCTTATTTTGATGCTCCACAAATGCAAAATGCTACAATAAGTGGTGTTTCCATTTCTGGTGGTTCTTTTCAAGGACTAGTGGAGTGTTACCCATTTGGTTTTGGTGAGCCTGTAACAAAAGATTGGCTAAACAACAGCGCCATTACTGTTTATAATTCCAATCGGCTTGGTAATGTTCTTGCCGCTTCTTATGCACAACTTGCATCTGCTAATTTTACTGCCGCCAGTGTTGGCGGTAATAAAATTACAACTATTGCAGATAAATTTACTGCTCATACCGGAGTAGTTACATCATCAGAATTAATTAACCTCGTATCTGATGAAACTGGATCGGGGAATATTGTATTCAACACCTCCCCGTCTTTTGTGACTCCTAATATTGGTAATGCGACTGGTTCAGTCTCTTATGCAAGTAACTCAGCCTCTTTAAACAATATTGCTGGATCATCTTATGCACAATTATCTTCTGCTAATTTTACATCAGCCAGCGTTGGGTCTAATCCAATATACACTAAGTCTACCGCACCCTATCAACCACAAACATTTTTTTACACAGGTTCTGTTGCAGTTTATACATCTTCTTCAAGATTTTATAATGATACAGGTGGAACAAGATCAATTATTTCTGTAAGGGCAAGCGTAGGTTCAGCACCAACTGGATCTGCCATGCTTATTGATGTGAGAAAAAATGGAACATCTGCTTCAAATACTATTTTTACAGGCAGTTCAATATCTATTCCTGCAACATCATTTACTTCTGGAGCATCTACATCATTTAATTCTGGAAGTTCTTTGGCCCCCAATGATTATTTAACTGTTGCTATTTCTCAAGTAGGGTCAACCGCAGCAGGCTCTGATTTAACAGTACAGGTTAATTGGAGTTAATATGGCTGTCGCAGTTAGAAGTATAAGCGGAAGTACTACAAATGCGGTAACTACTGGAACTAATTCTTTGGCTACGGCAGCGCCTTCTGGAAAATCCACTGGCGATCTTCTGGTTTTAATTGTTTCTAACAGGGGTAATAGTGGTCTTGGTGTACCGGCACTTGGCACTGGATCGGCAGGATGGAGTGCGGCATCACCTTTTTCTTCTGCATCGGTAACTGCAGGTGGCGCTAACGGTATTTCAACTAAATGGTGGTGGCGAGTTGCAGACGGAACTGCAAACGATACTCCGACAGTAACAGGTTCTTTTACAAACGGGAATGACGGTAATATTTCTTATTCCCTACTTGCTTTGACGGGTGCTTTAAATAGTGGACCGGGTGATGTTGGAGCAGCATCCACGGCTTCATCTGGAGCGAATGTTCTTCCAACAATTACAACTACTCAGGCAGCAGATTTACAAATTGGCTGCTGGGGAAGTTATGACAGTACGGGAAATAATCTAGCAACCTTTGGCGCAGTTCCATCGGGTTGGACTTTTTTCGGTTCGACAGCAAACGCGACGCTTGGTAATATTAATGGTGGTCAGTATGTTGCGTATAGAACAATTGCTTCTGCAAGTACGGCAGTAGGGGCTTCAGTTTCACATTCTACGGTTACTCAACAAACAATGACAACTGTAGCAATTAAAATTGCAGTCACTTCTGTTATAACTAATAGAATTGGTTGGGGTAGGTCAATAATATGAAATTTGGTAAAATATTATATGGGTGTAAATAATGTCGGGAATTGATGATGTAGAAGAAGTAACAATATCTCAAACTATTAATCAAATAGTTATTTCCGCAGTTGGTACTCAGGGACCGCCGGGAACATTTATTAATAATATTGATGGTGGTACTCCTTCATCAATATATGGAGGAAATATCATTATAGATTCAGGTGGGGTAGTTCAGTGACAGTTCAAATTCAATTTAGGCGTGGTACTGCTGCTCAGTGGACTAGTGTTAATCCATTACTCTCTGAGGGAGAAATGGGTTTAGAGTTAGATACTGGAAAGTTTAAGGTTGGTAATGGTTCTACATATTGGAATTCTTTGCCTTATTCTTCTGGTACTACTGGCGCTACTGGACCGCAGGGTGCAACTGGTTCTCAAGGTGCGACGGGTGCAACTGGAGTGCAGGGACCATCTGGAGCAATTTCTGTATCTTCCCCTATTGTAAATTCTGGAACATCAACTTCAGCATCTCTTTCTTTTAATGGATCTGTTGCTTCTGTAGCATATGCAACTAATTCAGGTTCTTCTACTTATTCTTCAAGTGCTGGCGCTGCCCCAATTCCCGCAAGTGTTTCCTATTCTGCATCTAGCGGATTAGCAAGTAATTCAACAAATTTTGCGGGACAAGCACAATCATATTATGCTCCGATTAGTTCACCTAATCTTACAGGAACCCCATTAGCCCCTACTGCTGCATCTGCTACAAACACTACACAGATCGCAACTACGGCCTTTGTTCGGGGAGAGATTACAAATCTTGTTAATTCTGCCCCAACAACTTTAGATACGTTAAATGAATTGGCGGCGGCTTTAGGAAATGATCCTAATTTTGCTACAACAACTGCTTCTACAATTGGACTTAAAGCACCTATTGCTAATCCAACTTTTACCGGAACTGTGAATCTTGGTTCTAATGTGGCAACTGGATCAGTTTCTAGTGCTTTAAATTCAGCATCTTTGGCTGGGCAGCCGGGATCATATTATTATCCTGCATCTTCAATTACCGCTGCTTCTGTAGCCTATTCTACAAATGCTGGTAATGCTACAACTTTGGGTGGACAATCTTCAGCATACTATTATCCTTCCGCTTCAATTACTACTGCATCAGTTGCTTATTCAACAAATGCCGGTAATTCAGCATCAACATCTCAAACTAATTTCAATGCTTTAACAATTTCTGGTTCAAGCGTAGCAACTCAAAATTATGTTAATAATAAGTTTTTCTATGAAACAATTCCTTTTACGGTAACAGGATCTGTGTCTACTGCTAGAGCATGGGATTACAGGTTTTATAATGATACAGGCGGGACAAGATCAATTAATGGAGTTAGGGCAAGTTTAGGTTCCGCTCCTTCAGGATCTGCTATGAACATAGATATTAGAAAGAATGGTATTACTGGAGCAAATAGTATTTTTACAGCATCTGGATTTTCTATTCTTTCCGGTTCGATTACTTCTGGATTAATATCTTCTGGTTTTAACAGTGGATCAAGTGTGGCTTCTGGTGATTATCTGACTGTGGCGGTAACTCAAGTTGGTTCGGCAAGTGCCGGGTCAGATTTAGTCGTTCAAGTTATGTGGAGTTAATATGGCAGTTACTTCAATTTATTCTAAAAATAATGATTTTTATTTAGAAGCAGATAGTTTTGATGATGGTGGTGCTGGAATTTGGTTTGGCGGCTACTCTCAGCAGCCTGTTTTTTATGCAAGTGCTGGTCAGACTATCGGTTCCATGTTTACATTCAGTAGTAGAGATTTTGATACTGGGGTTGTTACTTACGTTGGCTGTCAGTATTTTGCTGAATTTGATTTAACTGGTATTACGGGTACAGTTACATCAGCACGATTTAGAGTTGCTACCAATCAGGCTACACCTAGTTATAAATTCATTTCTAATACAACTATGTCTGGGTGGTCTTCATGGCTAACTCCACCTCAAATTGCTTCAGCGACAGTATACGCAACTCCCACATCGGTGCCATATAATACTGGTACTTATTATAATGCCACGCCAGCATTCACAAGCGCATTACAGTCTAAACTTGGCACTTCCATTAGTGTATGTGGAGTGGGTCTTGTATGGTTTAATGCAACTTATACAGAAAGCGGCATCCCTACTTTATATACTTCAGCCGGTCCTTCTAATGTTCGTCTCTTGCTTGAAATAACTACAAGCGACGGGCCTTTAACAACTTCAGGTATTGGCTGGGGTTTTATAGTCTAGCCTATAAATAAAAATATTGTTATACTATACAAGACACGAAAGGAATATAAAATGTCAGAACAACTTATGGAACAACCACAGTCACCTCAGCAGGTGATTGAACTTGTGGTTCAGGAACTTCAGAATCGTATTGGTCAGGTAACGACTCAGTACGAAACAAATATGGCTGTGCTTAAAGCACAGGCTACTCAGGAAATTCAGAGCCGCGATAAGCGTATTGAGGAACTTTCAAGGGCGTTAGCAAATGCTGCGTCGAAGAACTCAAGCAACTAATAATACAAGAGTCCCCGGTGGGTTGATTGCAAGCACTGAAAAGGGAGACTACCTTGTAAAAGGTGTAAAACGATTCAGGTTTGTATCATCAAGAGCCAGAGATTCTTGGAATTTGAGAATAGTTAAGACTACAGAGTTTGCAATGTCTGCTTATAAAGTGGCGGGAATTGTTGGTTTTCGTGATGGTACTTTAATTAGGGATATATCTACTCATAAGATATACTTAATATCAGATTACAAAAAACGTCATATTGTTACTCCTGATATTTTTAAAAATTTGGGTTACAGTATGCGGGATGTGTTACTTGTTTCTTCTAAAGAGGCGGTAGTTCATCAAGAAGGGGAGCCTTTAAATGGCTAATAATATTATTGTTGATGTTAGTCAAATTAATAACGCTATTCAAGAGGTAGCGCACCTTAAAGCAGATATTAACAGAGAAAATGTTATTATTGATGGCATTACAAAAACTTTAAAAGATGGTAAGCATTTTAGTAAAACATATCCGTTAAAAGGAAATAATTGGACACAAACAACAGTCAGCGGAAAACATCAAAGAAGTTTAACCATAAAATATAGTGGTGTGCATTTTGTAATACCGCCAATTGTTAATGTGACAATTGAAGGTAATCATTCTGGTTTAACTGTTAGTATTAATCATAACGGTCATGATGGTTGTCATGTTAATGTTCAAAAAAGTTCAGGTAAGTTTACTACTGCAGACTTAGCCCACAAGATTCATTTAATTGCTATCGGTTATTAATGTATAATCCCATTAGTTCATGGGGCAAAAAAGAGAAGCGTTATTATGATGGTTATATTATAATAAAAATACCAGAACATCCTAAGTCATTCAATAGTTGGTACTATGAGCATAGACTTGTAGTTGAAGCCAGCCTTGACAGAATTCTTGAAGACTGGGAAACTGTTCATCATATAAACGAAAACAAGGAAGATAACAGATTAATTAATTTGTTTCTTTGTACAAGAGCGCAACATAATAAAGCGCACAAAAATTAAGGATATACATGACAAACGATCTTAAATGGATGATGGTTTCGGACGTTCATTTCCCTCGCCATGATCCACGAAAGGTAGAGTTGTTTTTAAAGGTTATGAAGGCTTTTAAGCCGGACGCAGTGGACCTCCTTGGAGACATTGATGATGCTGATTCAACTTCACGTTGGGCAGCAGATAAGCCTTTAGAAATGTCTGTTTCTATTTATGATGGTGGAGTTAGTGGAACTAGAGATTTTCTAGCAGAAATTAATAAAATTGTTCCAAAGGCAGACAAGCATTTTCATGATGGAAATCATGGATGGACAAGGCATGGGGATTACCTTGCAAAGAAGGCTCCCCAGTTCTTAGAGTTACTTACACCTGATATTCTTTATGAATACAGTAAGAGTGGCTTTGATTGGCATTATTATGATGCACCTCCTGTTAGACGTTTTGGAGATATCTATGGTCATCATGGAGAATCTATTTCAAAACATTCTGGGGAGTCAGTTCGTAATGATGTAAACAATTGGGGTATATCCCTAGTGCGTGGGCATTCTCATAGGATGGGTGCGTATTTCCAGACGTATAATTTGTCTGGTCAAGAGTTGCGTGGATATGAAATTGGGCATCTTTGTGATGAAGATCAAATGGACTATTCCATTCAGAAAAATTGGCAGGCGGGATTCGCTGTAGCCCATGTGGTTAATGATTATCCACATATTCAGTTAATACAAATACACGATTATACATGCGTAGTAGACGGTAAAGTCTTTACAGCATAAAAGGAGAAAACATGTACGGATGGTTGGTATTCGGTCTTGCAATTGCAGTTGTACTTCTAACTTCAGTTTTTAAGACCATTGACGTAAATTCAAAGATTAAGGCACTTATCGCAGTTGTCCTTTCAATTGTTGCTGGCGCAGTAACAGTGTGGGTAACTCAGGATGGTGACTTCTCTAGCATTAATATTACACAGGCAATTGCTCTAGTTTATGCAGCCTCACAGGTTGTATATGATTTTATTTTCAAGGGCACTTCTGTAGATCAGGCACTAACTTCTCTTACACCTTTCGGTGGAGGAAGTTCAAGCCCAGTAGACGAACAGCCACCAGCAGGGGCGTAATGTACTGCCGTAAATGTAGCGGCAGAGTTTTTGTTGATAGAGTGTTTAGTTCTTCTCTAAGAACTGAGTTGTTCTGCATAATGTGCGGAAGACGATGGTTTATTAAAAATGGAAGTAATGGGTTTTCACAATGGTTAAAAACAAGAGAACAAAAAGTGGCGTTGGCGAACGCTGGACCTACTTCTATTTGAATGAAAAGTTACATAAAACAATCTCTGTAAACAGGTCAGATAACTTGCTGGTTGCATGGGATTATAAAGAAGGTAAGCGCGTTGCCTATGTTTTGTCAGATGCATATAGACATAGGCAACGCGCTTATACCACTACACAGGTAGCACAAATGCTGGACCGCCATTATGACACAATAATTCGTCATATTGATGCCGGAAGCATTCCATATCCTCAACATGCTTATTCTTTAAATGGTAAAAGAAGAATCATTAGATATTTATTCAGTGAAAATGATATTAGACAAATTCATGATTTCTTAAAAACTGTACATATTGGTAGACCTAGACATGATGAAAAAATTACAAATAGCAATATGATCAGTAATGCTGAACTAGAAGCCTTGCTAAGAAACTCTACTGTACTATACACTAAGACAGGTGACGGGGAATTCGTTCCTGTCTGGAAGCAACCGGAGTGGTGATGGAAGAATCAAAGAAGTCAACATATGTTAATGCTGAGTTGTCATACACACGAAACCTTGGTAATTATGAAAACATTAAGATTAATTTAGGTGTACAAGATTATGTGCGTGATGGTGAAAACGTCAATGCAGCAATGGATAGAGTCTACGCATTTGTAGAAGATAAACTTATAACCAAGATGGAAGAAATCGAAAAAGAACTTAAGGGGTAATTATGACAAAGGACGATGCAAAGTTTGCACATTCCCTCCTAACCCTTTACTCTAATCTTTATTTAGATAAATATTCAAAAGCAGTAACTGTTAATCGCCATAGAGAAAAGTGGGCAATGGTTGACGTTATTGATAGTATCGGTTACGAGCGTGCTAAAACTCTTCTGCTCTATTATTTTCAATGTAACAAGCCCGGTCATCCTCTTCAATGGTTTTATTTTAATTTTGACAAGTTAGATGAAATGTTGAAAAAGATTGAAGAAGATAAAGATAAACGTGCTAGGATGAGAGCGGCAACAAAGATGATGATGGAGGGTAAAGCATGAGTACAGAGTCGGCAGTCATTACGGCTGTCTGCAAGAATAAAGATATTTCAGTTCTTCTACAAGACAATGTAGATGATTTTTTTATTTCACACAGAGATGTGTGGGATGGGCTAAAGTCTTATTACTATAAGTTTAAATCAGTCCCAGATGTTGAAGTTCTAGTAGATCGGTTTAATAACTTTGATCCTGCTAAGGTAACAGCAGAAACTGGTTACTACCTTGATCAACTTAAAGATGAGTATCTTAGTTCTAAGATTCGTAACATGCTTCTTAAGGCTGGTGGCGATTTAAAGGGTAATGCTGCTGCGCGTGTTCTTACAGATATGCAGTCTGAGATTGCCAGTCTTTCACGGCTTACCTCTACAGTACGAGATTTGGATGTTACAGATTATGAAAATGCTAGTAAGCACATCGAGAATCTACGCGCTCGCTCAGAAGCGATGGGTGGATCACCGGGAATTCCCACAGGGTTCAAGGCTATGGATCTTGCGTATCCTACGGGAATGGCACCGGGACATTTGATTGTTGCAATTGGTTGGCCCGGTAAGGGTAAGACATGGTTCACCTCGTATCTTGCATGTAAGGCGTGGGAACAAGGCTTTAAGCCAATGATTGTGTCCCTTGAAATGTCTCCTGAGAATATGCGTGACCGTATTTATACCATGCTTGGTAGCGGAATTTTTCGTGCCAGCGATTTCTCACGCGGTAATATTAATCTAGATGATTTTAATTCATGGGGTAAGAAGAATTTCACAGACAAGCGTGGCTTCGTCCTTGTTTCTAATGAAGGTATGGCTGATGTTACTCCACAAACAGTTCAGGGTAAGATTGATCAGCATCGTCCAGATCTAGTAATCTGTGACTATCATCAATTATTTAATGATTCAAAGAAGTCTAACAGTGAAGTAGAACGTAATCGTAATATTTCGCGGGAGTTCAAACTACTTGCTGTTAGGAATAACATTCCTGTAGTAGACATTACTGCTGCTACTGCTGACGACGTTTCTGATCATAACGATCCTCCCATGCTTAATCAGGTTGCATGGTCTAAGGCTATTGAGTATGATGCAGATCACGCTTTTGCAGTACACAGGACTCCTGATACTAATATTATTGAAATTGTTAATAGAAAGAATCGTCACGGCACAGAATATGATTTCTACCTTGACTGGGATATTGATCGTGGTGTCGTTAAAGAAATATATGGTGACCTGCAGTAATATCCTGATATAATTTAATCAGGAGAAATATATGCCAAAACAAATACATAACTTTACTATTAGTGGAGTTATTGGAGATGATTCACATATCGTCAAGGCAAGAGAGAATTACGAGAAAATTCTTATTCAGCAGATGAGAGACAAAGGGTATGTCCCTGTCTTAGACATGCTACCTCAATTTAAAATTTCATATATCGAAGCAAAAAATCAGTATGGATTTATTCTGACCTTGTATGGTATATTTATTGGCAAGTCAAAAGTAAACGATTTTATCGGTTTCTCCGGTCAAGACTTCATTCCTAGATAGGAAAATAATGTTGACAGACACATACAGTCAGGCCCACGTTAGAGCAATCATTAACGGTTTGGGTCTAAAAATCTTTTCTGAAACGTATAATGATTTCTTATGCCTATGTCCTTTTCATGGGAATAGGCATACGCCTTCTTTTTCAATAAGTCATACGAAGGGTTTGTATCTATGCTTTAATCCTTCATGTGATGCATCGGGAACTATTTTAGATTTAGTTAAGCAGGTTTCTCACAGAAATGATTACGAGTCTTTAAGGTTTATTCAGTCTGTAAAAGAAGATTCAGATATTAACTTTGAAGATGAGTTGGCTTCGTTGTTAGAAGACAAGCCAGAGTTTATTCCATTTCCGTTGGAAAAGTTAAAAGAAATGCATCAGGATCTACTAAAAGAAAATAACTATGCTGCATATGATTATTTGCTGAAGCGCGGAATCAGTGGTAACTCAATTGATTATTTTGGATTAGGGTATTCGTCTAAGCAAGATATGATTATTGTTCCAGTGCATAGCCCAGATGGGATTCCCGTTGGTTTAGTTGGAAGAGGTATTAGTGAAAAGAAGTTTAAGAACTCAAACAATTTGCCAAGGTCGAAGACGATGTTTAACTTGCATCGCGCTAAAAAATTTGGCGGTACAGTCATCGTTTGCGAGTCAAGTTTCGATGCTATTAGAATTCATGGTGCGGGATTCCCAAACGTCATAGCCACTCTTGGTGGATATATCTCAAAGGACAATCTATCCAATTTGAATAGATATTTCTCAAAAATAATTATCATGACAGATTTTGATAATAAGGAAGAATACGTTGTAAGTAATTGTAGGAAGTGCTATCCTCAAGAATGTAAAGGTCACAATCCCGGCAGGGATCTTGGTGTGACGATTGCTAAGTCTTTGTTGAATAAAGATGTTCAATGGGCTTTGCATGATAGTAAGAATGTTTACCCAGACGGATGTAAAGATGCTGGGGACATGACAGATGATCAGATCAAGCATTGTATAAAAAACGCTATAACAAACGTAGAATACTCTTCCCTAGATCTGTACTAAATGATATAATATTAATAAGGACAAACTACAAAGTCCATTACACATTAGGAGAATACATTATGGGTTTAGTTAAAGGCTTAAAGGCCATGAACAGTACACTAGATAGGCCGTCAGGCGGCGACGGACAGAAGGGCCGCTGGCTAAAGTTAGCCGACAATCAGAGCGTAAAAATTACATTTCTTCAGGAACTAGATCCTGATTCACCAACATACGATGAAAGCCGTGGGGCTGGGTTCATTGCTATGGAACATACTAATCCAAAGGATTACCGTCGCAAGGCGCTATGTAGCATTGACGATCAGGGTCGTTGTTATGGTTGCGAGCAGCATCGTAAAGATCCAAAGGCTGGCTGGAAGAGCCGTAGCCGACTTTATATTAATGTTCTAGTTGCAGATGGGACAGAAGATCCATACGTTGCTATCATGTCTCAGGGTTCTGGCCCTAAGTCAGCGACACCAGAAATTATTCAGTATGCTGGCGAGACAGGTAGTATTACAAATGTTACTTGGCGTTTGAAGCGTGTTGGTCAGGGAACAGAAACAAGTTACAGTATTATCCCTCTCCCAATTACAGATCAGCCAAAGGGCGACTTTGAACTGTTCGATCTTGAGAAGATTGCTGTTCGTGATGTTCCTTATTCAGATCAGGCATCCTTCTACGATGGTCCAGATGCACCTTCGTCAGAATCATCGTCCACTTCGGATATTTGGTAAATATAACTATGTGCTAGAGTGGGGTGGGTCAATAGATCCACCCCACACATATTTTAGGAGAAGCCTTGTCAGATTTTGTACACTTGCACGTCCATTCACATTATTCTTTGATGGATGGGCTTTGCTCTGCTGAAGAATTGCTTGGTGCTGCAAAGGATCTTGGTCAAAATTCGATTGCTATTACAGATCATGGAACTCTTTCTGGGCATCGTGAAATGCAGGCGGCAGCAAAGACTGCTGGGATGAAGCCTATTCTTGGAGTAGAAGCGTACATTTCTGAGACAGACAGATTTGATAAGCGTGACATTAAGAATCGTGATGATAACACTCAAGTGTTTAATCATATTATTTTATTGGCGCGTGATCAGGAGGGGCTTAAGAATCTTCAGCATTTGTCAGAGTTGGCTTGGACGGAAGGATTTTACAGGAAGCCTCGCATTGATTTAGAGATCTTGGGTGATTATGGCAATGGTATTACTGTTCTTTCTGGATGTATGAATGGTCTTATATCTAAGGCTATTGCAAAAGATAATCTTGATCGTGCAGAACAATTAACTCGCTGGTTTCGGGACCGCTTTGAGAATAATTTTTACATGGAGATTCAGCCGCACAATCCTGCGTCGTTGAATCATGAATTACTTAGGCTTGCAGATAAGTATGGTGTTGCCCCGATTGTTACATCAGATTGTCATTTTGCTACTCCAGATCAACGGGGCACAGAAGAGGCTTTGCTTATTCTGTCAACTAAGCCTTCTTATAACAAAGAAGCAGATTTTAGTCAGTCTCGTAAGATGGATTTGTTTGAAAGGTTTAATTATCTTTATCCAGATCGTCCGATTAGTTTCCAAGACATTGATGTTTATGTTCAAGACAAGATGGGTATTTCAGATACGCTAAAGGCTCAGGGTATTGATCGTAATGATATTTATGAGAACACTCTTGCAGTAGCGGATTCTGTTGGAGATTATGATTACATTGTTGGGAAGAATCTTCTTCCTGTTCCCAAGCGTAATGCTCATGACAAGTTGCGTGAAAAGTGTCTTGAGGGTTTAATTAATCGAGGTATCATTGATGATAGTGTTTACAATGATAGGCTTGACATGGAATTATCAGTAATCAAGAAAAAGGATTTTTCCGCTTACTTCTTAGTTGTTGAAGATATGATTACATGGTCAAAGTCTCAGGGAATTCTTGTGGGGCCGGGACGTGGTTCAGCAGCAGGCTCCTTGGTTTGTTATCTACTTGGCATTACAGAAGTAGATCCAATTAAATATGGATTGCTGTTTGGTCGATTTATTAATGAAGAACGAAACGATTTTCCTGATATTGATACAGACTTTGAAGATGTTAAGCGTAGTGATATTAAAGAGTATCTTCGTAAGAAGTTTAAGCATGTGGCATCTATTTCAACTTATCAGTATTTTAAGGATAAGGGTGTCATTCGTGATGCTTCCCGCGTTTTTATGACTCCTTTGATTGAAGTTGATCGCGCAATGAAGACCGTAGACACCTTTGAGGATTTTGAAAAATCTCCAAACACACAAGAGTTCAGGCAGAAATATCCAGAGGTTCTGGACCTTGCTAGGAAACTTCGTGGACGCATTCGTGGTACAGGTGTTCACGCATCAGGCGTCATCGTTTCTAATGTACCTATTGATAGGTATGCTCCTGTAGAGACTCGTAAAGATCCCGGTGATTCTGTTTCTGGTAGGATTCCAGTTATTGCATATGATATGGATCAGGCAGCAGATATTGGATTTATTAAACTAGATGTTTTGGGTCTTAAAACTCTGTCAGTCATTTCTGATACAGTTAAGATGATTGAGCAGAGGTACGGAAAAGTAATTGATCCAGTTAGCATTCCGTTAGATGATAAAAATGTTTATCACATGCTGTCTGTTGGTTTTACCAAAGGTGTTTTTCAGGCAGAGGCAACTCCTTACACTAATCTTCTTATGAAGATGGGTGTAGATAATTTTGAAGATCTAGTTGCTTCTAATGCTCTTGTAAGGCCCGGTGCTATGAATACTGTTGGTGCAACTTATGTTGCTCGTAAGCAGGGCAGGGAGCAAGTCAAGTATGTTCATGAAATCATGGAACCATTTCTTAAACAAACTTATGGTGTTGTAATTTATCAGGAACAGGTTATGCAAGCATGTGTGTATCTTGCTGGCATGTCTTGGGCAGATGCAGATAAGATTCGTAAGATTATTGGAAAGAAGAAGGATGTACATGAGTTTGATATATTCAAGGAACAGTTCGTTATGGGGTCAGCGGAACACATTGATAAGGAAGCCGCTGAGCAACTATGGCACGACTTTGAGGCGCACGCCGGATATTCGTTTAATCGTTCTCATGCCGTGGCATATTCCATGCTCTCATATAGAACCGCATGGCTTAAATACCACTACCCACTTGAATTCATGTTCGCTCTGTTAAAGAATGAAAAAGACAATGATGCTAGAACAGATTATTTACTTGAGGCTAAGCGTCTGGGCTTGAAGATTATGCTTCCGCATGTCAACAGGTCTGAGATTGACTTTTCTATTCAAGAGGACGGGATCAGGTTTGGATTAGCCAATATTAAGTTTATTTCAGATAATATTGGTAATAAGATTATTGATGCTAGGCCGTTTAAAACGTATAGCGAGTTGCTTGAGTTTTCTCAAAAGCGTGGCAGTGGAATTAATTCTCGCGCTATTGGGGCATTGAATGCAATTGGTGGAGCGCACTTTGATGATAATCCTAAGACTGGTAGTGAGTCAGACAATCTTTATGAGTATCTTAATATCCCAAAGTTTGATCTTAGTAAGATTACTCCAGAGATAAAGGCTCAGATCACTCCGTTGGATGATTTTGAGGAACAGGGATGTTTTATTGTTATGGGTATGGTTAAGTCAATTAAGCGTGGTACAGGTTGGTCGCGGGTAGAGTTGGTGGATGATACTGGTTCTATTGGTATTTTCCATAATGAAAACACTCAGATAGAAACAAATACTATGTACATGTTCCTTGTAGGTGACAATAGAATTCATCGATATGTTACTATTGATGATGTTGTAGAGAAAACGGACGATGTGTTTGTTCGTTATCTTAAAGCAGAAAAGATTCCTGCAAAGGATGGTGAGTACGCGGTAATTGATTTTACTCCGTATCGAACAAAAGCAAACAAGATGATGGGACACGTTATTCTTTCTAGCGGAGATAAACAGTTACGCAGAGTAATCGTGTTTCCTAAAAATTATTCGTTAGCCCTTGGTAAGATGAAGCCGGGGGTAATCTGTGATCCGATTATTAATCGTATGGATGACGGAACCGTATTTGTAAAGGATATTAAATAATGACTGAAACAGTAAATGAAGAAGATTATGTACCAGTATCTGCTGAATTAATTTTGGCAGCAGTTTTGAAGACATTGGGAACAGTTTCTGTTCCTACAGAAGCGTTAATGCAGACTTATGATCAGTATCAGATTAAGGTAGATCAAGAAGTTGAAGATGAAATTACTCTACAGTTGGTTGAGGTTTCAGATGACGAATCTTGATGAACTTTCGCTAGAACTTAATGATCTTGCTACACAAAAAGGTTTTTGGACACATGAGCCTGATATTAATTTTATGCTTGCCAAATTAGCCCTTATTCACTCAGAGGTAAGTGAAACTCTTGAAGCCTTAAGAAAGCAGAAAGGGCAAGATGCGGTAGAAGAAGAACTGGCAGATATTTTAATTAGGTTGCTTGATTTTGTGGGTGGGGCTAAAAAGTCTGGGTGGATTAGTCCTGCGTCTTCTTTTGAGCGAGTTGTTTTTGATAAAATTGAAATTAACCGGGGCCGTCCTAAAAAGCATGGAAACCTGATCTAGTAATCCGTATTCCTGTATAATAGAATCAAATGACTGATTCCTACATCCTAGAGGGAATTGAAAGTGAATACCTTCTGGTTGTTAAAACTGAAGATGTAAATACAATATTGGCGATTATAGATCGCTTAGGTACAAGTCGCCTTAAATATATAAAAGACTTAGCCGCAGAATTAGAGAAGAGTTTACATGACGATGGTAGCAGAAGAAATTCTAGCAAGACTGGACCCAAAGACAAGGCAAAGAGTACAACTAGCAACAAAGGTAGACGCACAAAAGCAGCAAACCCCAAGTATCGGTCTAAACCTCGCTCTTAAGGGCGGTCTTGGTTATGGTCGTCAGGTTCTAATTTGGGGGAATAAGTCTGCTGGTAAGTCCTCGTTTTGCCTACAAATGATCGCTAAGGCTCAGCAAGAAGGTAAAACATGTGCGTGGATTGATGCAGAGAATTCTTATTCTGCTGAGTGGGCTGCCAAACTTGGTGTTGATTCAGAGAAATTAATTTATTCATCTGCTAAAACTATTAATGATATGGTTGATGTTGGTGTTCAGTTAATGGGAGCCGGTATTGATATAATAGTAGTAGACTCTATCTCTGCCCTCCTGCCTGCCATTTATTTTGAGAAAGATGGAGAAGAGTTAAAAAATCTTCAGGACACTAAGCAAATTGGTGCTGAAGCAAAGGACATGACTCATGCCGTTAAGATGCTCAATTACGCGAATAAGGATACGTTACTCGTTCTTATTTCTCAACAGAGAAATCAATTTGGGTCTATGCACGCATCACATATCCCAACCGGAGGTATGGCGGTTAAATTCTTTTCCAGTACTGTCGTTAAACTCTGGTCATCCGAAGCCGAAGCGAATGCTATCAAAAATGGAATTCTTGTTGGTGACAAAATTATTGAGCAGAAGGTCGGACGACCAGTTAACTGGATTGTTGACTACAACAAACTTGGACCTCCCAATCTCAGTGGACAGTATGATTTTTACTACCAAGGAAACGCAATCGGCGTTGATGGAGTTGGTGAAACGCTGGACGTTGCGGAAATGATGGGTATTGTTCAGCGCGGTGGTGCTTGGTATACAGTTGGAGAAGAGCGGTTGCAAGGTCGTGCAAAGGCTGTTGATTATCTCAGAAACAACCTAGACGTAGTTAAAAAATTACAGGAGGAAATCTATGCCAGATCTTAAAAGTTTTCTTGGTAAAGAGCCTGCTAATAACTATGAGGGTTGGGAAGAAGTCATGGGTGAGTATGGTTGCTCAACTTGTGATGAATCTAGTAATGTTGCTTATTTTAACGAAATTCTTGGCAAGATGGTTTGGATTTGTCCAAATAAGCATGAAACAAGTTTTAAACTATGAGTGAAAGATCAGAGATTAAACGCGATGGTGCTAAGGCACAAAAAAACTCTGGACGGGGGCAGTATCAAAAAGGTGATGCTCGTTGGAGAAACTTTGTTGTAGATTACAAAGAATATTCTAAATCGTTCTCTTTGAATAAATCTTCATGGGGTAAAATCTGTACAGATACTTTTAAGGTTAGTAGAGATTCATTTCCAGTTCTGAAGGTAATCTTGGGTGATGGAAACGAAAAAACAAGGCTGGCAGTAATTGAGTGGGCTTTGCTAGAAGACTTATTGGATTGTTGGGAGTTTAATAATGACAGTGATTGATCAGGTGAGTGAACTTACTGAGTTTAATGAATTGAAAGAATTTATGAATGATCCCGACCTTGATGAGGCTTTGGATCTAATCGTTAAATTAATCTCTAAGCCTGATGTTCCTTCAATGAAAGCATTAGAGTTAATTGTTAAACTTCAGGCTTTGAGTGCAAAGTTTGCGATGCTTGCTAGGTACTATACCTCGTTTGAAAAAGGTACTGATGCGTCTAAGAAAAAAAATGTTTATTATTCGATTGCAGATGCAATTGACAAGTTAGCGGCGGCAGTTAAATATTCTGTCAGAACTGGATACTGATAGGATAATTATGAGTAAAAGTATTATAGGTAGTTTAAAATTTAAAAAAGTAGCAGACGGTGCGTTTGATCATGTAGAGTTTGCGAAAGAAATAGAAGAAGCATATCTTTCTAATCGTAAAACAGAATCTTTTACTCAGAAGAAAACTTTTAGCCCTAGCACAATTGGTTATGGTCATGGTAACTGCCCCCGTTATTGGTATATTGCTTTCTCTGGTGCAGAGTTTAATGATACATTTACCGCACAGGGTTTAGCAAATATGCAGAATGGTACTGCAGCACATGACAGACTTGAAAAAGTTTTAGAAAAAACTGGGAGATTAAAGAATGCTGAAGTTGAAATTACTTGCGAAGATCCACCCATTCGCGGGTTTATCGATGCTGTTCTTGAATGGGACGGTCAAGAAGTAATTGCAGAAATTAAAACTGCTAAAGAAGAAGTATATGCTATTCGTCAATCTAGCATGAAGCCTTCTGGCAATCATCTTCTTCAATTACTTATTTATATGAAGTTGAGAGAAACTAATTCTGGAGTGTTTATTTATGAGAATAAGAATACGCAGGAGTTGTGTTTGATTCCAATCAGTATGAATTCTAAGAATATTAAAATTTCTGAAGATTTGTTTGAGTGGATGCGTGAAGTTTATTCTGCTTATAATAACGGGGTCTTGCCTAAGAGAAGTTTTACTAAATCTACCCAATCCTGTAAGGGTTGTCCTGTTAAATTAGAATGTTGGAATAATTTAGATAATGGTGAAGAAGATGTTGCAGCATATGTGGTGCCTAAACTATGAAGTCTCAAAAGTGTGCATATGCTGAATGCGACAAAGAATTTGTAAAATCTACGCATAATCAAAAATATTGTTCAGATGAATGTTGTAGGACTGCAACTAATTTAAAAATTCGTGAAAAGTATTATGAGAATAAAGAACGGTTAAATGGTAAAAAAAGAATATGCTCAAAGTCTCGCTGTAAAAATGTTTTGAGTAGATATAATACTTCCGATGTTTGCCAAGAGTGTCAGGCTAAAGTTGGCATAGATCAAAGAAATAAATTAGTTGGAATGTTAAAGAATGTCTCTGGCTAAATTGCATAAATCAAAGGCTCATAGAATTTTGGGGATAGATGCTAGTACGATGAGCATCGCCTTTTGTGTTTTAGAGGATAAACAGCCAGTTTCTTATGGTGAAATAAATTTTGAGGGTTCTGACGTTTATGAAAGAATGTTGGATGCTAAAAGAAAAATTCGTGCCTTAAAAAATCTTGGCATGTTTGATGTTGATTTTGTAGCAATTGAGGCTGGAGTTGTTGTCAAGTCTACGCATATTGGTATTAAGATGGCCTATATCTTTGGTGTGATTATGGCAGAGTTGCTTGAGAATAATATTGAGGTTGTTGAATGTCATCCTATTACATGGCAGTCTTTTATTGGTAATAAGAATTATACTAAGGTTCAGAAGCAGGCTGTGAAGGATGAGTTTCCCGGTAAGTCTGAGACATGGTACAAGAACAGAATCAGACAGAATAGGAAACAATTCACTTTACAATTTATGCATGATAAGGGTATAATTACTACTAGCGATAATGTTGCTGACGCGGCTGGCCTTGCTTGGTACGCCTCTCATAATCTTACGAGGTAAAGTTATTAAAAATTTAGTAAATAAAGGTTGGGGTTATGAAGAAATCCTAATTAATACCCCCCTTTATTGTGCAAAAATACTTCATATAAATAAAGACAAACAACTTTCTTGGCATTATCACAATGTAAAAGATGAGACTTTTTATGTTGAAAACGGTAAAGTTTTATTATATTCAGGTTGGGATGACGAAATTCTTTCAGCAGATATAAGAGTTTTGAATCCCGGTGATGTTTTTAATGTGCCGGTAGGATTAAGGCATAGGTTAAAGGGTTTAGAAAATTCAAGGGTGTTTGAGTTTTCTACTCAGCATTTTGATGAAGATAGTATTAGGGTTATACCGGGGGATTAAATGTCTAAACTTTATGAGTCGAAACAGTGGCTTTATAAAAGATATATAATTGAAAATAAAAACATTGTGCAAATGGCACAAGAAGCAAATTGTAGTCATATGACTATTCAGCGTGCCCTAGAAAAGATGGGCCTTTCTAAAAAGAGGTAATTGATGCGTTCGCTAGATCTTGGTTGTGGAACTGTTATAAGAAATCCATATTTTGCAGATGAATTGTATGGTGTAGATGTGGTTGATTTGGGTGAAGAAAATATTAAGGTTGCAGACCTTGCGATAGAGCCTATCCCGTTTGAAGATAATTTTTTTGATTATGTAACTGCTTATGATTTTCTTGAGCATGTTCCTAGAACAATTTATTTTAATAATAAAAGAATTCATCCTTTTATTAATGTTATGAGTGAAATTCACCGTGTTCTTAGGCCGGGTGGCATATTTAAGGCTCAGACTCCTGCTTTTCCTCATGGTCAAGCATTTCAAGATCCTACACACGTTAACATAATTTCTACTAATACATTAATGTATTTTGTTGGCGGCTTTGATGATATTGCTTCAGAATATGGTTTTCAAGGTAAATTTAAGTACCTTGATCAGTATTGGAATCATGAACATCCATCTCATTTGATGTGGGAAATCTCAGCAATCAAGGATGAGTCATGACGGTCCTTGTTTACATAGGTGCCAATGTAGGATCTTCATTGGGTAAAATGGTTGGTCATTACGATAATGTGTATGCTTTTGAGCCTGATCCTGAGATGTTTGATCAGTTGAAAGCAAATTTCGGTGGTCAAGAAAAGATACATCTAGTTAATGCTGCTTGTTCTGATAAAGATGGTGAAGAAAATTTTTATGTTACCCCCAATAGGGTTTCAAGTAGTTTATCAGACATATCAGAGTGGGATAGATCGTTGACGGGATACTCGGGGTATTTGAAAAAGATAACAGTAAAAACTATTGATTTGAATAAATATTTAAAAGAACAGAATATTGATTATATTGATTATTATCTTTCAGATGCACAAGGTAGCGATTTAAATATATTAAAAAATATTAAAAGTTTTGTTGATTCTAAAAAAATAGGAGAACTTTTTATAGAAACTCATGGAAACAATGTCTTTATATATGAAGGTCTTGACAATCAGTTTGATGGTTTTAAGGAAATACTGTCAGACAATTATAATTTCGTGTATGCTTCTATTGATGGAAGAATCGTTTCAGAAAATGAAATACCTGAAGGTGAAAAAGAATGGGATTCATATTGGATAAAAAAGGATCAAGAATGAAAAAAGCATTAATTACTGGTGTGACTGGTCAAGATGGATCGTATTTGGCAGAGTTGCTTATTGAAAAGGATTATGAGGTTCATGGAATTCAACGTCGTTCGTCTTCTAAAAATGTAGATAGGATTTCTAATTTACTAAATAATCCTAATTTTCATTTACATCATGGCGATCTTACTGATTCAGGATCAGTAATTAAGATCATTAGTGAGGTTCGTCCAGATGAAATTTATAATTTGGCAGCGCAAAGTGATGTTCATTTTTCATTTAATTCTGCTGAGAATACAGCAGACGTTAATGCTTTGGGTACATTGAGAATTCTTGAAGCAATAAAAATTTTAGGTCTTACTAAAACAAAATTTTATCAAGCCTCTACATCAGAAATGTTTGGTAAAGTTCAGGAAATTCCTCAGAAAGAGAATACTCCATTTTATCCTCGTTCACCTTATGGTATTTCTAAATTGTATGCACATTGGATTACAAAAAATTATCGTGAGTCGTACGGGCTTTTTGCCTGTAGTGGTATATTATTTAATCATGAATCTCCCCGACGTGGATCAAATTTTGTTACTCAGAAAATTGTAATGGGTTTGCATGACATATCAATTGGAAAAATAAATTGTTTAGAGATCGGTAATTTAAATTCTAAGAGAGATTGGGGTCATGCTAAAGATTTTGTTAATGCCATGTGGCTGATTCTTCAAAATGATGTTCCGTTGGATTTTGTAATTGCCACTGGAAGACAACATTCTGTTAGAGAGTTTATTGAGTTATGCGCTCCAAGATTCGGAATGAATATTATTTGGTCTGGGGAAGGTTTGGAAGAAATCGGTACTGATACTATCACAGGTAACGTAGTTGTTTGTGTAAATCCAGAATATTTTAGACCATCAGAAGTTGATTATTTAATTGGTGACTCCACCTTGGCACATGAAAAATTAGGGTGGTACACAACAATGTCTTTTGAGGATTTGATTGAGGATATGTGTAATAGCATTTTAGGAGATGAAAAATGAAAACAGCACTAGTGCTTGGCGCAGGTGGTTTTATCGGTAGCCATATGGTCAAAAGATTGAAAGCAGAAGGTTATTGGGTTCGGGGTATAGATCTTAAGCATCCAGAATTTTCTAAAACAGAGGCAGATGAATTTATTGTTGCCGATCTTCGTGATCCAGATATGGTTAAAAGAGCAATTCGATTTACTGGAATTTTAGGTAACTTTTATCAAAACATTCCTGATAAATTTACTAAACCATTCGATGAGATTTACCAGTTTGCTGCAGATATGGGCGGTGCGGGATACATTTTTACTGGTGAGCATGATGCTGATGTTATGCATAATTCAGCAGTAATCAATCTAAACGTGCTAGATGCAGTACAAAAATTAAATAATATTCTTAAATTGAATAAAACTAAAATTTTTTATAGCAGCAGTGCGTGTATGTATCCAGAGCATAATCAATTAGATCCTAATAATCCAAATTGCTCTGAGGATTCTGCCTATCCTGCTAATCCAGACTCAGAATATGGATGGGAAAAGTTGTTTAGTGAAAGGCTATATTTTGCCTATAACCGAAATTTTAATTTACCTGTACGAGTTGCTAGGTTCCATAATATTTTTGGTCCAGAGGGTACTTGGCAGGGCGGTAAGGAGAAGGCTCCAGCAGCCATTTGCCGCAAGGTTATAGAGGTTGAAGATGGTGGAACAATTGAGGTGTGGGGAGATGGAGAACAGACTCGTTCCTTCTTGTTTATTGATGAATGTATCGAAGCCGTTCGGCGTTTAGTGGAATCAGACTTCATGGGTCCAGTAAATATCGGGTCGGAAGAAATGGTTACCATTAATCAATTGGTGGAAATTGCTGCTAAGGCAGGAAATAAAACTATTAATATTAATCATATTGATGGGCCGCTAGGTGTTCGTGGACGCAACTCAGATAATACTTTAATTAGAAAAGAATTAAATTGGGACTACGACATGACATTGCAACAAGGTATAGATAAAACATACATTTGGATTAACAAGCAAAGGAATCTTAATAATGGGTGAAATTACGGCATTTGATCTTTCAATATTTAAAGATCAATATGGAATTAAAAACTATGTTGAAACTGGGACGGGCGAAGCAGTCAGTCTTCAATATGCATTAAAGTTCAACTTTGATAAGTACTATACGGTTGATGTTGATGAAGATCTAATTCATCGTGCAATAGGTATCTGTGGTGGTCTGGCAGATATTGATTTTATTTGTGATCTTTCTACAAATGCTTTGACTAAGTTGGTTCCAAGCCTTTCAGATGAACCTACTCTGTTCTTTCTTGATGCCCATTTTCCCGGTGCAGATTTTCATAAAATTTCTTATGAAGAATCTATGAGAACTTATATGCATGATTCTCTTCCTCTTAAAGAAGAAGTTTCAATAATTTTGAAAAATAGAGACATTTCTAAAGATGTTTTTGTAGTAGATGATCTTTCTATTTATGAAAATGGACAGTATGACTCTTTTGTTTGGACCTATCAATGGTTGCAGGAAGAATTAGGTTTACAGACAGATGCCGCATTTTTATATGAATCTTTTATGGATACTCATAATGTTCAAAAAGATACACGTCACCAAGGGTATCTATTGGCGACTCCGAAATGAAGACTTGTTTAATTAATCAACCCCTTGGTTTGGGTGACATTCTTTGGGTACAGCCAATAGTTGATCATTACATCAATAACGGATATACAGTGGTATACCCAGTTGGAGATCCCTATTTTGATATTGTTTTTAGTTATATAAAAAAAGATAACCTACAATGGGTGCGGGAGTCAGATGATTTCCCCTTAAAATTTTTATATGGTATGGCAAACAAGATAGAGTTAGGTGAGGATATCTATTTACCACTAACGAATGCACAGTCCCACAACTCCTTGTCACTAATGATCGGCAAGTACTTCTTTGCAGGATTGCCTGTCACTGATTATCGTGATTCCTATAAAATTAATAGAGATTACAAACGCGAGAAGTTGTTAATGGATACCTATGGCTTGTATGATGATTTTATTATAGTTAATGAAGTATACGGTACATTCCCACATACTAAAAAACACGATATTAATATTCAAAGTGATAGTAAAGTTCATATAATGTCAATTCAACAAGATATAGATAATAATTTTCATATTTTTGATTGGATCGGTGCTTTAGAAAACGCTAAAGAAATTCATACTGTAGGAACATCGATATGTTACCTTATAGATAAGTACTGCAATGAAAATGAAATACATCTTTATGAACGTAGAACTTTAGATGAGCCAAGAACTTATAATAGAGAAGTTGAAGGTGTATATAGGAATCCAAGGTGGATATATGAAGATTGAAGTCTCCAACGGTGAGATTATAGATAAGTTTACTATTTTAGAAATAAAGTTACAGAAAAGCAATGATCCTAATAAGACAAAAAATATTGAAAAAGAGTATAATTATCTAAAGAAAATTGTTGAAAGTATCCATGCTCCAAAAAAATTAGTTGAAGAATTAAAAAAAGTAAATCAAGAATTATGGGGCATTGAGGATAGACTTAGAATACTAGAGGCTCAAAAAATTTTTACTCAAGATTTTTTAAACTTAGCCCGTAAAGTTTACTTTACTAATGACAAGCGTGCCGACATAAAATATAAAATAAATATTGCTACTGAAAGCAATTTCATAGAAGAAAAAATACTACCAGAATATGAGAGTTCGTCATGAATAAAAGAACAATAAAAATAGATAAAAATCATATAAGAAATTATAATCGTGATCACATTTTAATAAACCTTGCAACGAACCCTTGGTACACAACTTGGAATTTTACTCCCGGTCAATGTGAATATAGTCTTTATTGTTATTTATCAGAACAATTTAATGACAGTACTATCCTAGATATTGGAACGGGTGGTGGAGGATCAGCAGTATCTTTTTCAATTAATAAGTCTAATAAAGTAATTAGTTATGACCTTCAAAGAAGGGCTGACTTCATCGAAAATGACAATATTGAGTTAAGAATTGGTAATTTTATGGAAGATAAAAATATTGATTATGAAGATGTTTCTATTATTATGATTGATGTTGATCCTCATGATGGACTTCAGGAGCCACCCATGTTTAAATTCTTGGAGAGTATTGGATGGTCTGGAATATTATTGTTAGACGATATTGGTCCAGAATGGAAGGAAATGAATGAAATGTGGAATGCTCTTCCATATGAAAAATATGACGTGACTGATATAGGTCATTATTCAGGAACAGGGTTAATAAATTTTGGCAACAAGTACGATATTGAATTAGTGGGCTGAAGTGTTAGTTATTAATAATTTAGAAAACATATACCCAGAAGAAACATTAAGGTATTGTAATTGGGAAAGATTTGAGTCTGAAGCAATTGATTGTGTTTTTTTTAATGGTGGACCACAGAATATAGAAATGGAAACTACCGTTCCAAAGATACTACTGTATTTTGAAGAGCAAACATGGGATCGTGATACCACAGAACTTTGCGTTCCGTATGTTGATAAAATATTAACAATACTGAATCCTGAAATATCTGGTCGATATAATAAAAGACAATCTGTTTTTTATCCTACTAATGAAGAAATAACAGAGCAGGTAGTGAATTCAGAAAAAAAGTATGATGTAATATATACTGGTTATGCTGGTGGGCAACATGTTGATAAAACAATAAATGTGATTACAAATTTTAATTATAGGTGGGTTTCTTTTAGTAAAGATTCAAGAGTGACAAATTCTAACATTACTTATTCAGAAAAATTAAAATTGATTGCAGAGTCGAAAATAGATGTTTGTCATGGGCTTGTGGGCAACAATACTCCGCAAACAAAAAGTCGTTATTTCGAGGCGGCGTTTTGTAAAAGCCTTAATCTAATGCATTGGGATTCTTGGAATTGTATTGAAGAATGGTTTACTCCAGATGTAGATTTTATTTATTGGAAGAATGAAAATGAGTTGCATGATTTAATTGATGATGTTTCAAAAAATTATGAAAAATATATTCCAATTGTAAATAATGCTTATCAAAAAGCCATGTCGGAATATACTACAAAAAGATTTATAGAAAAATATGTGGGGTTGAAATGAAAATTTTAGTTCTTGGTTCTTCGGGTCAAGTAGGAAGTCATCTGGTAAATTTTTTAAAATTAAAAAATTATGATGTTCAGGAATATGATATAGTTAATGATGTTAATCAGGATTTAAGAAAGCAAACTGAAGAATTTGCTGACTTGGTTGAAAAGACCGATTTTATATTTTTCTTGGCTTTTGATGTAGGTGGGTCAAGATATCTTTCTAAGTATCAGCATACTCCTGAGTTTATGGAAAATAATCTTTTAATAATGACAAACACGTTTGCTTTACTGCGTAAATATAATAAACCGTTTGTTTTTGCTAGTAGTCAAATGTCAAATATGTCATATTCTCCATATGGAGTTTTAAAGGCAGTTGGGGAAAATTATACTCGCGCATTAGATGGAAGAATTGTCAAGTTTTGGAATGTTTATGGTGTTGAGCATGATATGAGTAAATCTCATGTAATAACTGATTTTATTATTAAGGCTCGGGATACAGGTAAGATTGATATGCTTACAGATGGTCAAGAAGAGCGCGAGTTTTTATATGCTGAAGATTGTTGTGAAGCACTAGAAACTGTTATGTTGAATTATAATAACTTTACAAAAGATAGTGAATTAAATATTAGTAGTTTTAAGTCTAGTAAGGTTATTGAGGTTGCTGATATCATTGCTAGTTATTTCGGAGCAGAGGTTATTCCTTCTGATCTTAGAGATTCTGTTCAAATGAATAAGAAGAATGTGGCAGATAAATTAATTTTAGATTATTGGAATCCAAAAACCTCGCTTGAGGACGGTATTAAAAAAGTTATTGAAAGTATGTAGTAAATGGCTAAAGAAAAGTTTCAATTAGTAGGAGATAATTTTACGCATTTGTCTAATGGTAATCGTGGATATTCTACACATGGAAAAGAATCTAAGAATATTGAATGGACCAAAGATTATTGTGAGACTGTCTTTTATCTTGATGATTTTATTCATATTGCTAAATATAATGAAGATTCAAGTAGAAAGCAGTACGGATGGATATGTGAATCTCAATATATAACACCAGATATTGTAAATTATGCTAAATCAAATGTTGAAGAATGTGTCGCCCCATTTGAAGCGATTTTTACTCACAATAAAGAATTGATTAATTTACATAATAAATTTAAATTTGCTCCAGCGTCAGCGGGTGTTTGGGTTAAAGATTTTTATTTAAGGCCGAAGATAAAACTTATCTCTATGATTTCTTCTAGCAAAAGCGGCTTGCCGGGGTATGAGAAAAGATTAAGTTGGGTGGATAGATTAAAGAATTCGGTTGATTTGTATGGTCGTGGTTTCAATGAAATTGAATTTAAAGAACAAGGTTTAGAAGATTATATGTTTTCTGTTGCTATTGAAAATGGAAGTTATGAAACTTATTTCACTGAAAAGATTCTAGATTGTTTTGCTACCGGGACTGTCCCGATTTATTTGGGTGCCCCAGATATTGGGAATTATTTTAATCCTGAAGGTATAATTGAACTTGAAGATGGTTTTGAGTTTTCAGAATCAATTTATTACAGTAAGATTGATGCAATAAAAGAAAATTGTGAGATTGCTAAAAAATTTGAATTAGCAGAAGATTATATATATGAAAGATATTTTTTATGAAAAAAACAGATTTTCCAGATATACAATTTTCTGGAGTTGTCCATGTGGGTGCTTGTCGCGGTGAAGAATTGCCAGACCATGTTGAAATGGGTGCAAAAAAAATTATATGGATTGAAGCAAATCCTGATGTCTATGGTGAGATGCAGGTCGCTATTGCAGGATCAGAAGTGGATAATCATACGTTTTGCTTTGCATGTACAGATTCTGATGATGAAAAAATAGATTTTAATTTAATTTATGGTCCAGATGCTGATTTCATGGTTGGGAATAAAGGTTGTTCGTCCATTTTTGAGCCAATTGGAAGATTTGAATCATGGTTTAAAGAAAAAATAATTGTTGATACTATTACTTTGGACACTCTATTTTTTAGAAATAATTTTAATTTTTCAGATTTTCAACTTTTAGAGATGGATGTTCAAGGAGCCGAAATGAAAGTGCTTCTAGGAGCAAAAGAGTTATTAAAAAGTATTAAATATATTTATTCAGAAGTCACTTTTTATGATTCAGATTATAAAAATTGTCCGTTGTTTGAAGAAATTAATGATTTTCTTGAAGAAAATGGTTTTAAGCATTTAAAAACAATAATGCAGGCTCCTAATTGGGGAGATGCGTTATTTGTTAGAAAAGATTTAATATGATTAGTTTTAATAAATTAGGTAATATGGGCAGACTTGGAAATCAAATGTTTCAATATGCTGCTTTAAAAGGGATTGCTCGTTTTAATGATTATGAGTTTATGATTCCTCATCCTGAATCAGATAGGTCCGATAATTATGGGGTATTTGATTGTTTTAAGATGTCAGATTGTGGCGCATTGTATGGAGAGCAATCTAATGTAAGAAATATTTTAATAGAAAACTTCCATTTCGATGCTAATTTTTATTTGACCTGTCCTGACAATGTTAATATTGAAGGTTTTTTTCAAACAGAAAAATATTTTAAAAATATAAAAGATGAAATTTTAAATGATTTTACTTTTAAAGAGGAATGGGTTGAAAAATCTGAGAAAATAATTAATAATATTGATTCAGAAAAGGTAGTTGCATTACATGTAAGGAGAGGCGATCCGAATTTTTGGTGGGCGTACACTAATTTATCTCAACATCATCCACCTTGCACTGAAGAGTATTATCTAAAAGCATTGGAAAATTTTGGTGACGACTATAAGGTTTTGGTAATTTCAGATCTTATTGAATGGTGTAAAGAACAGCCTTGGCTACAAGGGGATAGATTTATTTTTTCAGAAGAGTCTTCAAGTAAGTTTTCTGACAGGTCTTGTGTTCCGTACGTTGATTTATGTTTAATGTCTATGTGCGACGATATTATTATTGCTAATAGTAGTATGAGTTGGTGGGGTGCTTGGTTGAATAAGAATCCTAATAAAAAAGTAATAGCACCTCAAACTTGGTTCGGCCCAGCATATAGTCATTTTAGTATGGAAGATCTTATACCGGAAGGCTGGATTAAATTATGAAAATAAATGATATTGCTGAAAAGTCATATTGTATTTCTTTAGAAAGAAGACCTGACAGGTGGGAAACTGTAAAAAAAGAATTTGATAGTAATGAAATCTTTGTGGAAAGATTTTTTGCCACGGATGGTCAATTACTTGAAAATACTTCTCAGTTTTTTTATAAGGGTGAAGCGGGTGCCCTAGACTCACACAGAAGGGTTTTAAAGGACGCTATTGACAATGATCTTGATTGTGTAGCAATATTTGAAGATGATGTAATGTTTGTAGATAATTTTAATGAAAAATTTGAAAATTATTATTCTGAGATTCCTTCAGATTGGGAAACTATTGGTTTAGGTTATAATAAACCTTCGGGTCATTGGAATAAAATTTCTAATAATGTGTCTAGGTTAAGAAACGTATATTGTGCCCACGCTTTCTTAATAAAAAGAAATGCTATAGAATATTCTTACAATTTAATGTTAAATAATACTTTGCAGGCAGACGTATATTATGGAATGTCTCAAGAAGTGTTTCCAACCTACGGCTTATTTAATGCTTTAGCAGTACAGCGTGCTGGGTATTCAGATATTCTTGAAAATGAAATTGATTATGGAGATATTTACAAATAATGAAATTTAATAATATTAGTGAGTTGTACCCTTTGGGTACAATAGAGATTCCAATTGTTATACCAACATTTAATAATCCAACTTATTTAAAGAATACTGTTGATTACTTTCTCGACAGAGATTTTAATATTATTGTTTTAGATAATGCTTCAACATATCCACCTATGCTTGAACTATTGTTTGATTTATCAGAAAAAAATAAATGTTATGTTGTTATGCAAAATTCAAACGAGGGACCAAGACAATTCTTTTATAATAAAGAATTTTACAATTGGCTTCCTAATTATTTTTATGCAACTGATCCAGATTTAGGATATAACAAAGATCTTACTAGAGAAGATTGGCTTAGTTTTATAGATATTAGTGAAAGACTTGATATGTATAAAGTTGGCGTAGGTATGAGACTTGATATTGAAGATAGTAACATATTAGACTTAGTAAGAAATTATGGTTACATGACTAGTATTCGTGAATTAGAAAATAGTTATTACAATAGACCCTGCTCAGCAACAGAGCAAGGTGATGTTATATATAATGCTCCTATAGATACAACCTTTGCCTTATACAATAAAAAGAATCAGCCATTATCTGGAAATAATTTTATGGATAAGAATGTTAGAGTTCGTGGTAGGTTTGATAGTTGGCATTATGGTTGGTTTGACCCACAACCAATGCCCTTAGAAGAGCAAGAATTTTATACTGAAGCGTGTAAGCCTTATGTATTTTCTTCTGGAGAGGTGGTAAGGCGTGGAGATCGTGCAGCGTACTAAATTTTCTGTTATTGCCGTTGATTATGAGAATCATGTTCCCCGCGAAGGTATGGTTAATGGTTTAAAATCTTTAGCAGAACAAACTTTTCAAGATTTTGAATTAATAATTTGTCACGATGGTCCAAAACAAATTCCTTATGAAGACGAAATAAACTTTAAAGAATTAGGTTTTTCACCTATAATTATAAATACGCCACAGCATTATGGAAATTGGGGACATTCAAGCAGAGACATGGCAATGCGACAAGCCAACGGTGAATATTTTATTCAATTTAATATAGATAATAAATTTTATCCGACCGCTTTTGAGAAAATAAATAATTGTATAGAGGAAACTTCTTCAAGTGTTGTGATTTTTACAATTCAGCATTTTAAAGAGGGAGGAAGATTTATTAAAGGTGTGCCACCTTCTCATGGTCAAATTGATTGTATGCAATTGGTGGCACATAGAAATGTTTGGCAAGAATTAGGTTATTGGTATAACACTAATATTGAATCCGATGGATATATTTATTCAAGAATCGGAGAGAATTATTTGTATTCTCATATAGATGAATGTCTAGGCGAAAATTACTAGGAGAATTGTGAAAAGAGTTTTACTTACCGGAGCGTCCGGCTTTGTGGGTAGCCATGTGCTTAGGCATATTATTTTAAATACAGATTGGTTTGTAGTTTGTCCAACAACCTTTACTCACAAAGGTTTACAGGATAGAATAAGGGTGGCTTTGGATGATCTTCCAGATGCGTATAAGCGAGTAAAAATTATTCGTTGTGACTTTACCTCTCCAATTTCTCCCATTACTGCCAGAGAATTTGGTGACGTGGACCTTGTTATTAATGTGGCGAGTGAAAGTCATGTTGATAGAAGTATTGAAGAGCCTGCACAATTTATTATTAATAATGTGTCATTGATTTGTCACGTTCTTGATTGGGCTAGGAATTCAAATATTGAAAAGTTTATTCAAGTATCTACTGATGAAGTTTATGGTCCTGCTCCTGATGGGTATGCTCACATTGAATGGGAAGATCAGCATCTACCTAGTAATCCTTATTCTGCATCTAAAGCCGCTCAGGAAGATATTGCATTCTCCTATTGGAGAACTTATGGTGTTCCTTTAATTATTACTAATACTATGAATATTATTGGTGAGACACAAGATCCTGAAAAATACGTTCCTATGGTTATTAAGAAAGTTCTTAATAAAGAAAAAGTTTCAATTCATGGTTCCTTAGATGGAAAAATTGGTAGCCGTTTTTATTTACATGCTCGTAATCAGGCTGACGGATTGCTTTATGTTTCTAATTTACCAGCACCTGCATATGGAGAAGCCAGTACCCCTGCCAGATATCACATTGCAGGTGAACGTGAGGTTGATAATTTAGAGATTGCAAAGTTAATTGCTGAATATGTTGGTAAACCACTTAATTATGAGATTGTTGATTTTCATTCTTCAAGGCCCGGTCATGATTTAAGATATGCTCTTAATCAGGACAGGATTGAAAATGCGGGATGGAAAATGCCTCTCCCTTTTGAAGAGTCTTTAGAAAGAACTGTTAAATGGACATTAAATCACCCTGAATGGCTCATGATCTGAGTTAATATCTGAGATTGGAATAAGCATGAAATTATATCGACAAGAAAGCCAACTTTGCTTTGATGACATTTTGTTGGTCCCAAATCCATCTGCTATAGAAAGCAGAAAAGACATAGATCTATCTATGTCAATTGGATATGGGAATAGAAAGATTGATTTGTATCTACCTGTTATTTCTGCTCCTATGGATACTGTTACAGAATCTGCAATGGCTATTGAAGTTGCAAAATTTGGTGGCCTTGGAATTATTCATAGGTATTCTAAGATTGAAGATCAGGCCGCTCAGGTTTTTGAAGTTTCTAAAAAAGGTTATGTTGTTGGTGCGTCAGTGCCAACATCTCTTAGAGATTCAGTAATCCCTCAAGTAAAATCTTTAATTTATGTTGGTGCTAAAGTAATTTTAGTAGATACTGCAAATGGTCATAATTTTGCTGCAATTAAGGCTGTCTCAGAGATTAGGAAAGAATTTCCAGATATTCATATTATGGCTGGGAATGTTTCTACTTGGGATGGATTCATGCATTTGTCTCAGGCCGGGGCTGATTCTGTTCGCGTCGGTATTGGTGGAGGTTCATGTTGTACTACAAGAATAGCGACTGGTCATGGAATTCCAACTCTGGCTTCTATTATGGAAATTTATGAGTATCAAGAACGTCTAGATCTTCCTACATCTATTATTGCAGATGGAGGAATCAGGAATTCTGGAGACATGGTGAAGGCGTTTGCCGCTGGTGCTGATGCAGTTATGGTAGGGTCTATGCTATCTGGTCACACAGAGTCACCGGGTAATGTTTTCAAGGAAGATGGAAAAGACTATAAGCGACTTCGTGGCATGGCAAGTTCTCATGCTCAAAAAGATTGGCGTGGCTCTGTAAGTGGAGAAGAAGGTATATCAACGAAGGTTTTGTTCAAGGGTCTAGCAGAAAACACTCTTAATTCAATTAGAAACGGAATTTCAAGTGGCTGTTCCTATGCAGGTGTAGAGAGATTAGAAGAATTAAGCATTACATCTCAGTATGTAAAAGTTTCACCTTTATCTGTAAAGGAGAGTTTGCCTCATGTATGAGTCAGAGCCAATTCAAGGCTTAAAAGGATATGATTCAATTGATTATGCATATGATAAGTATGCTCCCAAAAATGGTGTAGAAAAAGAAATAGTTACTCTCTGTAACGAGATGGCTGAGTTTCTAATTAAAAAGAATCGTGCCTATGGAAATTCTGCTCTAGAGCCTGTGCGAGTTTTTTCTAAAGCAGGAAATCAAGAACAGTTGCTTGTTCGAATTGATGACAAATTAAGTAGATTCTTTAAGGGGACAGAGTTCCCCGGTGATAATGACATTGATGACTTAATTGGCTATCTGGTATTATTAAAGATAGCAATGCGAGATAGTTGGAGATAATATGCCGATGTACACATATACCTGTATGCCTTGTGATAAGGAAATGGTTCTTATGCAAAAAATGGAACAACGCGATTCGGCTCGTTGTCCAGAGTGTGGTTATAGTTTAATTCGTGGAATTGATAGGCCCGGAAGTGTTTGGGCACCTACGGCTGGTGGATTCCGGTGAAAAAGAAACAACAAATTTCGGCTCGTATCCCTTACAACAATCCAGATATAACAGTTTATACAGAATTAGAATTTGGTAAAGATGTTATTAAGCCGGGGGATAAGATTAAAATTAAGAATGCTCGCGGTTATTTTGTTTTTCATAAGTGGGCACATAATTCTCGTCTTGATGTGACATGGATTGATTGTATGAATCCAAACACTGGTGAGTTCAGGTCTTTTTATATGGATAACCTTAAGGGTGTTCATCGTGCTAAAAAGAGTATAAGGAAGAAACTTGTCTAAAGAATTAGAAGTTGCTGAACGCTTTGACTCTATGAATAGAGTTGTTGAAGAGTTGCTTAAGGGTAATAATCCTACTCAGATAGCAAAAATTCTTTCTATCAAGCGTGCCACTGTGCTTGAACTTATTGAAGACTGGAAGAATATTGTTCACAATGATAATAGTATCCATGTTCGGGCTAGAGAGGCTTTAGCGGCTGCTGATCAGCATTATGCCATGATTATTAATAGAGCATGGGAAACAGTTGAGCAGGCTGATTCAAATCAACAGTACAGTGTTAAGGCGGGGGCTTTAAAACTAGTCGCAGATACAGAAGCAAAACGTATGGACATGCTTAATCGCGCTGGCCTTTTAGAGAATAATGAAATGGCTGACAAGATTATAGACAATGAACGTAAACAAACATTGCTAATGGGTATTCTAAGAGACGTATCTTCACAATGTGATCATTGTAAGTATGAGGTTGCACAGAGACTTTCTCAGGTAACAAATCAAGTAGAAGTGATACGAGAAAATTGACAGGTTTTGAGGATTTCCTAGAAGCGTTAGATGAGAACGCTTTTGAAGAGGTGCCTGTTACGATTGAAGAATTTGTTACTTCAAAAGATTATTTAAACTTGCCACCACTTTCTATAAATCAATATACGATGATTAAGGCTTCTACTCAAATATATAAAAAAGAAACTTTGATTAAGTTGTTTGGTGAGCAAGAAGGTCAAGCAAGATGGAAGCAAACTTGTAATGAAGTAATTATGCAATTGGGTAAAGGTTCTGGTAAGGACTACACTTCTACTATTGCCTGTGCGTACATCGTTTACCTGCTCTTGTGTTTAAAAGATCCAGCACGCTATTATGGAAAGCCTCCCGGCGACAGTATAGATATTATTAATATTGCTATTAATGCTGTTCAGGCTAACAGAGTTTTCTTCAAAGGTTTCCTAACAAGAATCGACAGGTGCGCTTGGTTTCAGGGGCGGTATGTTGCAAAAGCAAACAGTATAGAGTTTGATAAAGATATTACAGTACACTCAGGTCACTCCCAGAGAGAATCATGGGAGGGTTACAACGTAATTGTAGTCATCCTTGACGAGATTTCCGGCTTTGATTTAGAATCAACTAGTGGGCATGAGCAGGCAAAAACTGCAGGCGCTATCTATCGAATGTATAGGGCTTCAGTAAATTCACGTTTCCCAGATTATGGTAAATTGATTTTGTTGTCTTTCCCACGTTATAAGAAAGATTTTATTCAACAAAGATACGATGATGTTGTTGCTGAAAAAGAAACTGTTGTTAGGACACATAGATTTAAATTAGATCCTGACCTTCCAGATGGTTCAGAGAAAAATGAATTTAATATTGATTGGGAAGAAGATCATATTCTTTCGTATGCTGTTCCTAAAGTTTTTGCTTTAAAAAGACCCACATGGGATGTTAACCCAACAAGAACTATTGACGATTTTGCAGTAGACTTTTATACTGATCCAGTAGATGCTCTTTCAAGATTTGCTTGTATGCCTCCAGAAGCAGTGGATGCATTTTTTAGGTCACGCGAAAAAATTGAAAGAGCCTTCAGGAATTATAATATTGCGGTTGATGAAGATGGCAGGTTTGCAGAATGGTTTCAGCCACAAGAAGATAAGTTATATTTTGTTCACGTTGATCTTGCTCAAAAGCATGACCATTGTGCAGTGTCAATGGCGCATGTTGAGAATTGGGTAAACATTAAAATTGGTAATCAAACAAAAGAGGCTGCACCTAGTATTGTTGTTGATGCTGTAAGGTGGTGGACACCAACAAGTACTCAGACTGTTGATTTTACTGAAGTAAAAGATTATATTATTTCCCTTAAGCATAGAGGGTTTAATGTTGGAATGGTCACCTTTGACCGCTGGAATTCTTTTGACATGATGCAGCAGTTAAAGGCTTACGGAATGAATGCAGAAGTTCTTTCTGTTGCTAAAAAACATTATGAAGATATGGCTTTGGCGATTATGGAAGAAAGAGTCGATGGCCCTAATATTAAATTACTTATAGATGAATTGCTTTCTCTCAGAATTGTTAAAGATAAAATTGATCACCCAAGAAAAGGGAGTAAGGATCTTTCAGATGCTACATGTGGCGCTATTTATAATGCTGTTAGTAGAACGCCTGCGGATCTTAATCAGGAAGTTCTTATAAAAACTTATGACTATGAAGATTTAGATTTACAAAGGTGGGAGCAAGAGAAAACAGATCGTGGAGTTATTCAATTTCCCGGTCAAAAAGAAATGCCAAGTGTTCTGCAAGGATTTATGGATTCTTTTCGTGAAGATGATGGACAAGAATTCGTAGATAATTTTACAATATTATAGTACACGCCGGTATCCTAGCGGTTTTGGAAGCGGTCTTATATACCGTGTATCGTGAGTTCGATTCTCACCCGGCGTACGGAGTTGCGAGAGATGATTCCTTGGGATGGATATAGTTACAGTATCCGAAATATCCACGGGAGCAGACAGGGGAGTCCTCTGATGCTGGTGTGCTGTGGAATTTTGCGCCTCTCGCAACTCTTAAGATGATAGAATTGTAGTGTGATGGTCCCTAGAAGAGCAGAACGAGTTAAATTAATAAGAGAACGTGACGGCGATCTATGTTCAGTGTGTAGAAAACCGTTTATTAATAATTTGGACATTACAATTGAACATTGGATTCCCCGCGCTGCTGGTGGAAGCGATGAATTAGATAATCTTAAACTTTCTCATAAAAAATGTAATGTGGCTAAGGCTGATATCATTCCAAATCCTGATGGAACATTACCGGAAAAACCAAAAAAGGTTCCTTATTCTAAAAGGCAAACTGAAAAAAAAAGAATTCTTGGGGAGTTTTGTTATGACTGCCAAGGTGGAAGGAACCTTGAAGAAGGACAGACCTGTGAATTTTGTGGGGCTTTGCCGGGACCAATTGAAAATCCTAGATACCTAAAGCGTAAGTCTCCAGAATGCGATCATAATATTTTTTGGTGCTGGGCTTGTAGCATTGGTATTGTTGAAAAGAAAAGTGTAACTCAACATTTAATCATAGGATAATGTACCTCCCCTGATTTTGTTTTAAATAAATCGGAATGCTATACTTAAGTTACAATATAATTTGGAGTTACCTTGACATTCTCTGCTTCATCCATCAACAACATTACTACGCCCACTTCTGGAAGTGTTGGGCATCTAAATGATCATGGAATTATTAAAACAGTGCTGAAGGGACATGATGATATTCTTACCTCCGCTGCGTTGCTAGGTAATAGTCTTTCGGGTGATGCTACAGGATACGTTTCTGGAGCAAAAGTTGTTTTTAGTGCTTCGCCTACGCTGACTTCCCCTTTGATAGCAAATTCTGCATTAATAAATAATCCATTGCTAGGTGCAACCGAATTTGATGGGAAAGCCCTTTCTTTTACAGTCAACAGTACTGCTTCAAGCAGGGGGCCAGTAGCAGTTAATCTTTTTACATCTAATACTGGAGCAACAACATTATTAAATGTAGCAACTGCACAAAACATATTTCCTTCCACAAATCAAACAATAAATTTGGCTGCTAATACTACTTATGAAATGGAAATGTGGTTTTCTATCAGCACTACTGGTGCTACTTCTAATTTATTATCTTTAGGATTTGCAATTGGTGGAACTCTAACATCAATTGGGTATATGGTTCATGTTACGCAAAATGCTACTAGCGCAGTAACCATTACTGCAGCAAATAATCTATGGATTGCTACAAACACTTCGACTGCAATTACAGCAGCAGCCGTAACCGCCACATATAGAAATGTTTTTGTAAAAGGCATTGTTCGATCTGGAACTACTGGTACTTTTATTCCACAAATTACTTATAGCGCAGCACCCGGTGCGGCTCCGGTAGTTGCACCAAATGCTTATATTAAACTTACGCCCTTGGCATCAGATACCGCATTGTCTTCAACGGCATGGCACGCATAATGAATTTTACTGGTGGGAGTTCTACAGAACCTTTTTATGTAGAATATAATGTGAGTGATTGTCAGGGCGGTTGGGCTGTTCTTAAAGATGGTACTGGTCAAGTAATTGGTTGTCATAAGACTGAAGAGGAAGCAAATAAGCATATGGAAGGTTTGACTACTCCTATGACTGATATTTTGGGTGATGAGACTAGAGCCGCAAAGTCCCCCCAAGAAGTTGCTAAAGTTTACGAACCTAGTTCTATCTGGGATGGTGTGTTTTTTCCATCAAAGGGTGGTACAATGGGTTTAGATGCAGGATCGCAAGATCAAGATGCTAGGTTTAATTCTACATATAATACGCCGCCACAAAAAGACGGCAAGGAAAGCACTGGTTACGGAAATCGTAGTGCTGGAACTAATTCAAACTAGGAGTTTATGATGACAGGAACAACATTGGGTGGATGGCCCGGTATTAAGACAGCAAAAGAACAGAGTGTTCTTGTTTGGATTACCATTCCCGGCACCAAGAAGAAAGTTAGATTGCGTAAAGAGGTAGCCCCAGTGTTTGCTGCTTTTCTTTCAGAAGTTCATAAGCATGTAATTGATCTTAATAAGGGTCCATTAGACGGATGGGAATATCGAGAGGCACGCACAGGAGCAGGTCTTTCTCAGCACGCCGGGGCGGTTGCGACAGATATGCGCTATGATGTTCTTCTTGCCGATCATAGACGCCATATGACACAGACTCAGATTAATACAATGCACGCTCTATTAAATAAGTACACAACAACTAGTGGTAAGCGAGTTTTTGGCTGGGGCGGGGATTGGCAAGTTGGCAAGTTTTGTGATGAAATGCATCTAGAGGCTGTGCAATCATGGTCCCCATACAGCCAAGGTCACAATGCTACTGTAGCAGATTTCGCTAATGTGCAGAAGAAACTTCATATTAATTCTAATGGAACATTTAGTGTTGTGGGTAAGGTTGTTAATCCTGTTGTCAAGCCTGTTCCTGCTGTTGCTGTTAAAAAGCCAGCGACACCACCTGCACCTGTTCCTGTTGCAGTTAAATCAGTATCTGTAAAAGATTTTGTTTTGGGTAAGTCAAATGGTAGTGTTGTGACTGTTCAGAAGGCTCTTGCTAAAGAAAAGTATTATGGAGGTGCCATTGATGGTGTCTTTGGCCCTGCAACCCGCGCTGCATATGCTCACTGGCAGAAGTCTTTAGGTTATTCAGGCGCTCAGGCAAACGGTATTCCCGGCGTGTCTTCTCTTACCGCTTTAGGTACAAAATACAAGTTTAAAGTTGTTTCATAATGGATGAATTAATTAATGAACTAAAATTATTGCAGGCAAATGTTGTTGCGATGTATGCTCAGTCACATGGGTATCATTGGAATGTTAAGGGTATGTTGTTTAAAGAGTTGCACGCATTTTTTCTAGAAATTTATGAAGATGTGTATGGTTCCCTCGATCCTATTTCTGAGAATATTAGAAAACTTGGTGGGGATGCTCCGTTTGGTCTTAGCACATGGTCTAATAATGCTACGTTTGAGGTTAATGAAGATCCTAATCTTTCTCCCGTTCAGATGCTTGGCGAATTGATCGTTGTTAATTCAATTCTTTTAACTCAGTTGAAGAAAGTTTTTGTTCTTGCTAACACTCAGAATGAGCAGGGTGTTGCTAATTTTATTGCAGAGCGTATTGATCAGCATCAGTTCTGGAATTGGCAGTTGACTGCTACTTTAAGACCTACATTAGCCTAAAAGGGTTGACTTATAATAGTAAATGGAGTATTCTGGATGAATGACTCCACTTATGCGAGTTATTACTCCCGTCGTTGCCCTTCTTACGGCAATTGCCGTACAGGTACCAATGGCCCAGAGTAGTAATGCAAGTAATGTAGTAGTATCGGCTGGCAGTTCCGTTAAAACTGTTAAAACAACACCAACAATCAAAATGATTAGACCGCTTGGACCCATTAAGGGTATCAAGCCTTCTGCATGGACGGGTAAATATTATTACCCTAAATGGGAATTGGTTCGCAAATGCATTGTAAAAAGGGAAAGTGAAGGTCAATATAATGTTGTCAGTCACATTTCGTCCAGTGCTGGTGCTTATCAGTTTATCAAATTTTGGAGGCCCATTTTGGCTAAAAAATTAGGTAAGTCACATTTGGCTTACATTCCAATTAATCATTGGAGCCGCGTTGATCAAGATCACGCTTTTTGGATTGTATGGAATAATGGAAAGGGAAGAAGCAATTGGGGACCAGCAGGTGCCCGATATAACTGCTTCTAAAAAAGGTGGGGGAGAGATCCCCCACCTTCTATTGAAATAGGAGAATTATGTACGAGTATAAAGCAACAGTAGAAAAGATTATTGATGGTGACACGATTGATGTCATGATTGATTTAGGTTTTTATGTTTATAAGGTAGAGCGAGTTCGTTTAGCAAGAATTAATTGTCCAGAACTTTCGACTCCCGAAGGACAGGTTTCTAAGCAATTTGTTATTGATTATCTGGCACAGAAACAGGTAACCATTAAGACACAAAAGAATATTTATGATAAATATGGTCGTTGGATTGCTGATGTTTTTGTTGCTGATCAATGTCTTAATGACATTCTTCTAGAAAAGAATCTTGCTGTTCATTGGCCTGCTAAGGTGGCAACGGGAGGGCTTTCCTAATGCGCGTTGGAATGCTTAGTGCAGACTGGGGGGATTATGCTACTAGTAGTCCCGGCGGTTGTACATGGATTAGGTTTTTTGGTCCTGCAGAGAAGATGGTAGAAAAAGGTTGGGAAGTTTTCATTGGAGAATTTGGCTGGGATGACAAGGAAGGTTTTACAGTTGTTCCAACTCAATCAAGGATGATGAGCCATGATAGAGGGTTAATTAAAAATGATCCGCAGGCCGTTGGGGGTTTAGATGTTGTTATTTTTAAATTGTGGATGTGGCATGAAGCCAACGAGTATATTGAAAAGGCTAAGAAACTTGGTCAAACTGTAATCATTGATATTGATGATTGGTTTCATGGTCTTCCTACAACAAACATTGCTTTCCATACCACTCATCCAGATAAGGATGCAAAATGGAATAGAAATCACATGCTTGGAACTTATCGCAATGTTACTGGATTAATTACAAGCACTAAGTTTCTTTATGATTATTATTCAAAGTCTAATCCGAATTGTGAATTGGTTAGAAATTCTCTTAATCCTAAGTATTTTGTTAAAAGGTATGATGCTGCTCGTAATCATCCAACTGTTGGTTGGGTTGGCATTATGATCTGGCGTTCGGGTGATATTGAAACTTTGAAGGGTTGGCTTGGGCCGACACTTGATAAGTATGATTTGCGTTTTCATCATGCTGGTATAGACCCAAACAAGCCACATGAGTTCGCAGAGATTGCGGGAGTTAATCCAGATAGACTTAGTGGCACTACAGGAGCGTCCCCACAGCAGTATGGAAACATTCTTTTACCAATGGACATTGCTTTAGTTCCTCTAAATACCTTGCCCTTTAACGAGGCTAAGAGTAATCTTAAAGGACTAGAGTATGCTTTCAGTGGCATCCCGTTTGTAGCAGCGGATACTTATGAGTACAGATTGCTTTCTGAGCAGGGTGCTGGCAATGTCGCTTCCCGACCCAAGGACTGGATGAAGGCTATTCAGAAACTAATTGATCCAGACGAAAGAAAGCGTCAGGCTGATAGAGGGTATAATACTGTTATGGAACATTATAATCTTGAGACTAGGGTTGATACTTGGATGACTGCGATTGAAAAGATTCATTCTACTAATCCAAAGAGGCGCAATGGCTGATTTCTTTTATAAATTAGGATATTATTCTGTTTATGTTGCTAATGTGTTAGCATATGTTCTTGGGACAGCAGGTGTCGTTTACTATATTTATAATAAGGAATTGCCCTTTCTCCCTTTTATTTTTTTAATGGTTTATTCTATCTGGAAGAAAACATTTATTATTTATCAAAATAGTCAAGTTAATAATATGAATAATGTGATCACAGCAACTATCGATACAAATCAGTTAGAAGATGTTATTAATTCTATTAATTATAAAAATATGTATTTAGGTGGACCAAATTAAATGACTTGTATCGTGGCTTTGGAAGATAATGGAAAAATTTACATGGGGGCTGATTCAGCAGCCGTGGATGGGGAAGCAATTTCATTAAGAAAAGAGCCAAAGATATTTAAGTGTGGTGATTTTTTGATTGGTTTTTCTCATAGTTTTAGGTATGGTCAAATAGTTGAACATTGTTTTAAGCCTCCTAAAGTTACGGAAAAAAATATTGTTAAGTATATGGTCACTAAATTTGTACCGGAATTAAGAATAACTCTCGCTATGAATGATTTTGAAGAAAAAGAATCTTGTATGATTATTGGGTATAATGGTAAAATCTTTTATGTGGAGAGTGATTGGAATGTTGGTTATGATGAAACAAACTATCATTCGATAGGTTCTGGGGCACCAGCGGCCTTTGGATCGCTATACTCTACAAAAGGTCAACACCCAATGGACCGTGTAAGAATTGCTTTAGAAGCAGCACAAGAGTTTACAACAAGTGTCCGTGGTCCATTTAACTATTTAGATATTTAAATGAACGATAAACTTGATTTATCAGGAATAATTACGCATGAATGTATTTGTGGCTCAAACATGTGGAATCTTGTAGTTTCTTTTGAGGATTATGAGATATCAGCATATCTTTTAGAAATGGAATGCACCTTTTGCGGTACAATTGCTACCGCCCCAACACCATTAGATAGGGAATATTAATGTCAAGCGATATTGAAGATTTGAAAAGAAACTTTACTGCAGCATCAAACGAATTGAAGAAGTGTGTCGGCAATAAGCCGGGGATGAATGCAGAAATGAAATACGGTCAAGCATACATGGCCTTGGTTAAGGCTGGAGTTGCACCTAAGTTGAAGAAGAAGTATCGTGGCGGTCTAAAGTGAATATTGATGATCTGTATGAAAGAATAACTCAAGAGGTAACTGAAAAATTTCATGATAAATATATTTCAACGGGTCATCGATATAATGATGAAACAATGCATATTGCAGAAGAGTACGTTCGATTTATTATTGATGAATTTACATCAGCCTTTTGGGATGAAAGAGAGATTATAGATGAATAAACGCAGCGAAATTGCTGTGGCTATTTTTGGTTTAGGTTTGGGACTTGTTTTTGGAAGTTCCATTTTTATTGTACCTAAACCTTTGTTAGGTCTAAGTTCCCTTGGTCATATTTTTGCTATGACTGGAACCTACTTATGTCTTGTAATGATACTCTTGTCTTCTAGAATTCCCATACTTGAACGTGGAGTAGGGCATGACAAAATGATACTATGGCATAGGAAAATAGCCCCCTACGCTCTCCTGCTCATCTTTCTTCACATAAACATGAACACTTTATCTTATGCTAAAGGTGTTCGTAAAACTTTTATGGATCAGATCCAACTTTTTTATACAGAATACCCTTGGATGCCTCAAGCAATCATTGCTGGTTTAATGATGTTTATATTAGGAATTATAAGTTATAAAAAAATCAGGACCATGATGCGGTATGAAGTTTGGTGGTCTTTACATTTATTATTTTATGTTTCTGTAGTATTAGCATTTGGGCATCAATTAGAAGTAGGAAGTATTTTTGTTAAACACCCTTGGATTAAGTCAGGGTGGATTGTGTTGTATGTAGGAACATTCTTAATTATTTTTGTGACAAGACTCCTACTGCCAACCTTGTTCTCTTACAAACATAAATTAAAAATTGATCGTGTAATTAGAGAAAGCAAAGATGTTTATAGTGTTTATATAAACGGGAAAGACCTTGACAAGGTATATGCTCATGGTGGACAATTCTTTCAGTGGAGATTTCTTACAAGAAAATGGTGGTGGCAGGCACATCCATATTCCCTGTCCCGTTCTCCAAAAAATGGACAACTTAGAATCACTGTTAAAATTTTAGGTGATCATAGTTATGATGTAGCAAAGAGATTACGTCCCGGCACTAGAATTTTTGCTGAAGGCCCGTACGGAATTTTTACTTCAAAGAGGCGGGAAGGAAATCTAATAGCAGCGTTTGCTTCAGGTATTGGAATTACCCCAATCTTGGCGATGCTGGAAGAACTTCCTAAAAGGGCAGACGTTATTTTAATTTACAGAGTTTCTAGTGAAGACGATATAATTCTTTACGAAGATCTAGAAAGTTTGTTTTTAACAAATCACTGGAAATTATATTATTTAATCGGTGATCGAAAAGAACATCCGATGACTGCTAACCACATACGTCAGTACATCCCAGATCTTGGTTTTAGAGAAGTTTATGTATGTGGGTCAGAAGGTTTTATGGATGATGTAATTACGCTTGCATTAAATGCAGGTGTTATGGATAATAGGATATACCACGAATCATTTTCGTTCTAAGGAGAACACATGCAAGTTTTTATGTCAGAGTACACGTTTGAAGAGTCTGCTAAGGTACTAGACAATAAGCGTTTGGTCAAGCAGTTGCTTGAGGGTCGTCAGATTCTCGCTGCGCTTTCAGGGCAGACTAAGGGGTGGCGTAACCATCCAGCAACAAGGATGTTTGAGGGGTATGAACCTGCCCTATTTGATTACTTGTACTATGTTGCTAAGGAAATGGAACGTCGTGGCTACAAGACTGAGAATAATTGGAATGAAATTGTAAGGCTTGGATTAGCCCACTTTATTGTTGATAGTGATTACGAGATGCCCCCTTGGTTTGTTGATCGGTCAACTCTTCATAGTGTTGTAACTACTCATCGTAGAAGCCTTTACAATAAAGCCCCAGAGTTGTATCCTCAGTATGAGTATGAAGCATCTATCGGTGCTGATTTTGTTTGTTGTGATAGTTGTAACTATTATTGGCCTACACATGTAAAGGAAAAAGTATGACAAGCATCGAATATAAAGATCTGCGTATTAGTCCAGAAGAATTTTTGACTATTGTGGCAAAGGTCTATGAAAAAATTGACCTTGGTCCTAATATGTATGAGCGTGGGCACCCAGAGGATGTTTACGTTAACCTTGAAGTTGTTTTTAATAGTGTTGGTCAGGGTATTGTTGAATATATTGAGCAGGTTAAAATGGCTGTTCAAACTAGTAATCGAAAGGAAAAGTAATGGCTTCTATTCTTACTACAGCAACTGTAGATCATCAGGGAAATGAATTGTCTGTTCATTGTACTGATGCTAATACTGGTATTACCATGAAGGTTATAGTACCTTCAGATGCCATGAACGAAGACACGCGCAAGTCAGTTGGTGTCCTTGCGGCTAATATGCCGGAAGCATTTTTGAGAGGCGTTATGATGATTGCAGAGAGTCCAGATGAGTGATGTTCTACCTGTGAATATTGGTGATTCTGTAACAATTTTTCTTGCTAATTATTTTCCAATTATTTGTAATATTGATGATATTGATGATAAATTCATTTATTTAAGTAACGGTTCAAAAGCCGACATTTATACTGGAAATATATATAATCCAGAAACCGAAGAAACTTTGGCATATATAGTTTATCCACCTGTAACAAATCAAGGAAATAATAATCTACCACCCCCGCCATTTCCTATTGATTAGGTATTTATAAGAAAAATAATTATGTGTAAAATATACATTAAAAATATGGAGATAATAATGAAAATTAATCAGGGAAATCATCGATGATTAAAGTCACTGTTAGTGAAGATTCATGGTACCCCGTCTATACGTTAGATAAGTCATCCAGTGTTTTGGATGACACAATTGAAATTCCAGAGGCTATTTATTCTCGTTACCTCAAAATCATTCATGATTTTGAGGATATGCAAGATGAGATTCGTCAGTTCCAAACTGAGCAGAATGATTACGAGTATGAGAAGCATAGTTCGTGGACTCAAGTAAAAATGTTAAGGTATCGGGATTAAGATGGATGATCTTGAGCGGGATATGGAAAACTATTATCGGATTAAGTTTGCTTTAGAGATAGAGGATCATATCTATAATTCTAAAGACAATCCTATTGATGAGGATTCCCGCTGGTTTTTTAATGGAATGCGTTACGCCATGATGCTTTTGCGTCATGGTTCCTCGCCTTAGTTCAGGGGATAGAACGCGAAACTTCTAATTTCGATGTCGTTGGTTCGAATCCAACAGGTGAGACAATTATTTAATGGAGATTTTTATGGATGAGATTGATGCTCTAATTGCAGAACTTGTTGATGCAGGAGCGTTGTTGGTTGACGGTATGCTTTTGGATGAGTTTACATATCGGTTTGATATGAAGATTCTTAAAGAAAAATACCCAGATATTTATGATATTGTTATGGAAGATATTGACGATGCTATGTTGGAATTGTTGGATCGTGAATATATTTCTGTTGAGTATAATGAGAATCTAGAAGCACGTTTTTCTCTTACTGAAAAAGGTTATGATAATTATAAAATAATTAAGGAGAGTCAGTCTGATGAGTGATTATATAAATGTTCCCGTTGATGTGGCGCGGGATATTGCTAAGTTTATTCGCAATAATGATAATGGTAATTTAGATCATTGGGCTGAGCATCTTGACCCTCTTAATTTATCAGATAGAATTTTTAGAATTGTTAATTTTTATATTAAATCTGAGGGTAATCCATACATGGCTACTAATGAGATTCTTGAAGAATTTGTTAATGTTATTGGTAGTGTTAAACTTATTGAAGATGCTTTTATTATTAAAAAAGACCTTGTTGGTTTAATTAATGGTTAAAGGTACGGGTAAGTTTGGTTGGTGTTTAACCGACCGGCATGACAACTGTAGAATAATTTTAACAGTTTTAGAAAGAAAATGTACATGCGAATGTCATGTTACTCAACAAAATACTGATAGTAATGTATAATGAAAGTATATCTTTAGAAAGTAGGTGAATTAATTCATGGCAGATAATAATCAGCAGTTACCAAATGCTCAACAGCCTTCAGCCCGTCCAAACGTAACATCAGAGGTCGGTCCAACAAATGCAGATAGTAATTCTTTGACAAACCGTCCCCTTTGGGATGGTGGTTACGAAGCAGTAAATCTTGGTACAAACGAGCCTAAGACAATGGGTAGCGGTACTCCATTTGGTGGTTCAAATGTTTCAATGACAACTGGACAGCCTTATGGTGGTCCTATTGTAAGCACTGAGCAGGGTAAAGTAAGCAACGAAACCCGTCCAACAGCATGATCCATGATTAAATAATATGGGAGAAAATCAGGGAAAAGTTTCACCATTGACTTCCTCCAGTAGTAATCATGATGAACAATCAGATAATTATGTAGAATACTACGTTAAAGGTGGTGAAAAAATGAACGAGAAAAATAGCGAAACAACCGAACCAGATCCTAATGGAGACATGGCTGTTTATAAGGATGTCGCTGGTGAGGGTACTTATAGTACTACCGCTAATTCCACCGTAGACGCCCCTTCTTCTTCTGATACAACAGAACCTATGGCTAAAGCAGCCTGCGCCGGTGATTGTTGTTCAGATTGTTCCTCCGATTGTGGTGGGGATTGTTGTGAAAAGTGCATGGGTATGTCAAAGGCTTCTTGCTGCTCAGATCATTCTTCTGATTGCAGTGGAGATTGTTGCGAAAAATGTATGGGTATGTCAAAGTCTGCTGATCAGCAGGATGACGGTTCCGATAAAGAGCCTGATGCAGATGTTGATGACATTCAGAAGAGTTATACACCAAAAAGTTTTTGGGGAAATTTCTTCCTTCCGGTAGACTAATTTACCCGCTTTACTTACGGACAGCGGCCTTGTGCCGCTGTTCTGTTTTTAGGAGAAAATATGAAAGTTATTCCAGAAGATGCTGTCTGTGTAATTTGTGATTCAGATGCAGAGTATATGGTTTGGGGATCGGTTCCAATGAAAACTTGGTGTTTTGATCATCTTATGGAAAAGACTGAGGGCACCTGTTATGTTTTCAAAAAGGACGGGACTGCTTCATTTTTAATTGATGGGAAGTTTAAGGTATGAGAATTTTAATTGTTGGTTCTAAGAATTGGACTAACTATGATGAGTTGATGAGAAATATCACAGTTGCTATTGAAGATCTTACTCAGCGTAATCCTGATGATAATAAGATTGTTTTTGTCCATACGGGGATTGCTGGTGCTGAAAATATGGTTACTGAGTATATTGGTAAAGTTGAAAGATACATGAAACAAAAGGGTTTCAGTGTTAAAGAAGAGTTAGTTCGTAATAAGTATAGTGGTAATGCTATGGATAAGGTTACTTCTGATTATGATATGATTTCTTCCGGTGTTGACTGTGCGTTAGTTTTTATTAGACAGTCTTGTAAACGGTCTGAATATTGTCTGAGACTTATCAAAGAACTGGATATTCCCGTCAAACTAGTAAAAGAAAACTGATACAATTAGTAAAGATAGTCCTAATTGGGTTATCAAAAAAACAAGGAGAAATAAATATACTCATGAGTAGAGTTAAGAAAACGAAATATAATAAGAAAGCAATTTTTGCAATTAGTGCTATTGCTGGTATTGGCGCTGCTGGTATCGCAACTAGTGCTATGGCAGACATTTCACTTCCCTTTCCTGTTGATGCACCGGATTTGGAAAGTTTAACTGTTGTCGCAAACGCTAATTCAACTGTTTATGCGAGGAATGCTCAGATGTCCTTGACGACAACTAGCAGCAAGAATATCGTAGTTCCCGGCAGTACAGTTACATATACCTACAAGGTACTTAATACTGGTACTATAGATTTCAAAAATTTAATAATCGAGGATGACAAGTGTTCACCAATCGCTTATGTAAACGGAAATAATTCAGATCCGCTTCTTAACGTAGGCGAGACTTGGACATATACTTGTTCTACAAAGGTTCTCAAGGACCAGACAAATAATGCTAAGGTTACAGGAACTCCTGTACTTCCTTCTAGCACCGCTGCCCCTACACCAACACCAACACCAACTGGTACCGTTACACCAACACCAACACCTAGCCCAACTGCTACTGGCAGCACCATCAAAGATGGTACATACCTTGGCAAGCAGGCAACTGTTGTAGTTGCTGGAGAAGGAAT